TTTCCGTGCTTGATAGACTTGCATTATTTATAGAGCCTTACGACAAGAATGGAGCATATTTTACATTCGGAAGAAAAGGTATTAACATTCATAGTAAAAAGGATGCTTCAACAGAGACTATCAATTATGTAGAAAGCAAGAACTTTGGACCATTTGTATGTTGCGTAGATATTCCAATGCTAAAAGAACAGTTGCAGGCTAATCCGGACGATACTGTGAAGATTTGCTATGGAAATGAAAATGCATTGAAGATTGAGAGTGGAAAAGTAACACAGGTCATAGCTTTGTTGGAAGATGAAGATTTAGAGAACATGACAGAATGATTAGGGGGTATGCACCTTATAGAAATATAGGGTGCATATTTTTTTGAAAAATTTTCAAAAAATCACTTGACAATATTACTTTTATGTATTACAATATAATTGTAAATAAGAAATACATACATAGAAAGGAAACGGTGATTGATATGAAGGAGTACATTAAAGTTTCAACAGGATATAGAGATATTGATAGATATGTCGTAGTAAGAGAAGGTTCTAAGAAGAACCAGATTAAAAATTTAAGAACTGGAAAGATATCTTTAGTTGATGTGAATGAGTTTTTACATGATTATATATTAGCTTAATTCATATTGTAAATGTGAAGCGATAACACGTATAAACACTTTATAAAGGAGAAATAAATGAGTAGAAGATTATTAAATTTAATCAATAACAATCAGCCACAACTTCCTGCAAATAAGAAGTTTCTGACAGATGTTATGAGTTGTATTGAAAGAATAGAACAAGAAGGAAGAAGAACTGGAAGTAATTATTATAAGCCATCTTCACTGCATTGTATGAGAAATATGTATTTCACTCGTACAAGAGCACCACAAGACCCAGGAGTGGTAGAATATAATTCAACAGGAATGGCAGATACAGGAACAGCAAGGCATGAGGCATTACAAAATGCTTTGTTGAATTTACAGAAAATGGGATACGATTGGAAATATCTTGATGTTGCAGAATATGTAAAAGAAAAACAGAAGTTCGGCAAATGTAAATCATTAGTTGTAAAAGAAAAGCAAGGAGCAGAAACACATCTTATAGATACTGCATTAAACTTATCTTTTAGATGTGATGGAATTATAAGGAGAATATCTACAAATGAGGATTTTCTTTGGGAGTTCAAGAATGTAGTATCATTCAAATATAATCAGTTGAATGACCACTGTTTAGAACAGCACCACAATCAAGTAATCTGTTATTGTACTGTTTTAGATTTGGATAAAGCCTTTGTTATGTATGAAAACAGAGACATCTGCACACTTGAGGTTCCAGAAGTGTTTGAAGTAACTCAGGATATGAAAAATTGGTTGTGCAATTATATTTCAGAATGTGAAGGATATGTTGAAAGAATGATTGCACCTCCAAAGACAGAAGATACAAGAAACTGTAAATGGTGCAAATATAAGTCAGTTTGCAGAAAGGTAGGATAAAAATGAAAACAACATTCAATGGAACTCCTCTTATGGATTTATTTGACAAATTGCCAGAAATAAATGAAGAAGCTGATAAAGAAAATGTAAGAGTATTCGGACAGTATGGTATAACTTATAGTGGGCAAATAAGACATACTTGTGTTTTATGTGGTAAAAAAGTTAATATAGAAGGTTCTGTATCATGTAATGGGCATAAGCTAATTTGCACTCAGTGTGTTTATACATATTTTGAAGGCGATTATAGTGCTGTATTTGAATGGTATAAGGAGGATAACTAACAATGATATATATAGGAATTGACCCAGGGAAAAATGGTGGAATAGCTTGCATAGGTGATGGTAAAAATAACAGCGAAGCATATCCGTACTCTGATGATGTTTTAATAAATAGCTTAGGATTAGTATGTACAAAATGTTGGCAGAATGATGTAATCTGTTATCTTGAGCACGTTCATGCAATGCCCAAACAAGGAGTATCAAGCACTTTCAATTTCGGCATGAATTTTGGTTTTATTCAAGGCGTATTAAAAGCATATGGAATATCTTATGAACTTGTTACACCACAGAAATGGAAGAAAGAATTTTCTTGTACTTCTGATAAAAATACATCCATTGAAGTATGCAAGAGATTATTTCCAAATGTTAACCTAAAAGCCACAGACAGATGCAAGAAAGACCATGACGGAATGGCGGAGGCATTGTTGATAGCAGAATATGGAAGGAGGCATTATAATGGTAGAGAAAGTAACTAATCGTTGTTCTAATTGTGATAAAAAATCTGTATGTAAGTACACGGCAGATATGAAAGATATTACTGATAGGGTAAATGGTCAATTAGCTTATATTAATAAAGATTTACCATTCTCAATAACAAGAATAGATTGTGATTATTTTTCGGTTGAAAAACCTATAACTAAAACTAAAGGATGGTGTAGTAAATGGCAAGTCGGAGAGAAGGAACAAAAGTAAATAACGAACAACCAAAAACTGCTGAATCTATAATGAAAAAAGTGGATAATATAAGTGATACAATCAAGGAAATATCTGATAAACTTGTAAATAATTATTGTAAGCCACTTGATGTAGAAATGTCAGTTATACGATTAGAGTTGAGAGAAAATAATTCTTTAACTGATGATACATTAGAGAAGCATATATTAGAATTAGCAAATATATTATATTTTACAGGTTCTGCACAAGAAGATTTAGGTATTAAAGAAGATACTTGTAAAACTATAAGACAAGAAGTATATTCAAAAGCAAGAGAACAAGCTACAGGAAAAACAGTCGCAGATAAAACGGCACAAGCAGAGCTTATATCACAAGCAGAAACAATGACTCTTGCTATCTATTCAAGAGCATATAAAAAAGTAAAATTGAGAATGGATACAGGGTATGAAATGCTTAATAGCTTAAAAAAAGTAATGAATAAACGTATTACAGAAATGGAACTTTCAAATAGCAGATATATAAATCATAGTGAGGGAGAATAGTAGATGATTTATGCATGGGATAATGATAGTACTCAAAATGCTCATATAAAGCATTCAAACGATAATAAGCAAAAAGCCTACATGGAAAAACACAGAGATAATAAGGCATACGAGAGGTTTAAACACATGCCAGATTATGGGAAAGGAGTAAAAGACTATGACAAATAGAGAGAAATTTGCAGAACAGATTCTGGATATTGCTTGTAAGGGTGATTCAATAGCAGTTAATAAAGTGACATCAGAGCCAATGAGGTGTCATGGAACAACATGTAAAGAGTGTTTATTCAGGTTTAATGACAATGAATTTTGTAGAGACTTAAGAAAAAAATGGGCGAATAGCGAATATGTTGAACTTATCCGTCGACTGGTCAAAAGTTGCAGTTGATACACCGATACTAGTAACGTATAATGGTATTCACCAGTGGGTTAAAAGGCATTTTGCGAGATATGAGAATGGAAGAGTTTACGCTTGGAATCATGGAAAAACATCATGGACTGGTGAGATGTGTACAGTATGCGAACTAGCTAAACTTCCGGATAAGGAGCAGTAATGGAGAGATTAACAAAGACATATTCAGACGGAACACATGGGGCTTCTGACAGCTTGCCATGTGGAAGGAACAGTTACGATTATAAGAGATTGCTGATAGAAAAATTAGGCAAATATGAGGACTTATAGGAACAGAGCAGACTTATCAAGTTGCCTTGCAAATATGTGTGGCGAATCGTTAATAAGAAAAGTCCCAAGTATGCATTCACTATCAAAAGTCCAATAACAGAACTTGCAATATATGAAATTGAGGATATTGACAAGGAAAATTGCAAGTATTTTTCCACAGAAGAAAAAGCAGAAGCAAAACTGAAAGAATTGAGAGGTGGAAAAGATGAAGAAAGAAGTTGACGGAGTAGTGGTGGAAATAAAAAGCATTTTAACTGCACTTGGAATAATCAAGATGGTGTGTGATGATAATAATTGCTTAACTTGTCCTTTTGCGAAAATTGAAAATGGAGAGGTTTTATGTCAGATAAATGAAAAACAGCCTAAGGAATGGAATATAAATAAACCTACTGATATATGGAGGGCATTAAAATGAACAAAGTAAAAGAAGAAAGAGTAACCGACTTGTCTATTATCATGGAAATGATAGATAGTAAACCTTATTATAGCGTACAGTACAGAAATGTTGGTGAGAATGGCTACAACATTGGGTACAGCTCATACAATTTAAAAATTGTATTAGAGTTCATTGATGAATATTTTGAAATTGTGGAAAGCGATAAGCAGACCAATGCTGACAGGATAAGGAATATGTCAGATGAAGAGTTGGTGGAGTTTATACATAAAATGGAAGTCGCTTGCTTTGTAGATATTATAGGATATGCAAATAAAGACTGTGGGCAAGATAAAATTTCTTATAGAGAATGTCGAGCAAAAGCACCAACAATACTTGAATGGCTTCAATCAGAAGCAGAATAGGAGAAAATATGGACAGATATTTATACAAGGCAAAAAGACTTGATAACGGAGAATGGGTGCAAGGAGTGCCATTTGAAATCGAAGGAAAACAGGTAATTCTGATAAAGGATAATGAAAATCTTTTAAGAGTTCATTATTTAGAAGAAAATATGTGGACTGCTGAAATATATGCTATTGAAGTTGATGAATCCACAATCTGCCAATGCACAGGTTAAAGTTAAAGGAGGAAAAAAGAAGTATGTATGTAAACCCATTCATTTTAGGTGTAATTGTTGGTGCATTTAGTATGCTAATATTAATTGTTATATTAGCATTAATTACCACCGGAAAGAAAGGAAAATAATAATGAGTAGTAATCTTGATTTAATTATAAAAGACTTAAATAAGAAAATGAAAGTAGGAAATATTCAGTTAGGTGTAGATTTCCAAGAAGTACAGAAGATTCCTTTTTCATCATGCAGATTAAATTATATGACATATGGTGGTATTCCAGTGGGAAGAATAGCAGAGTTTTATGGTGCAGATGGAAGTGGAAAGACTACCACTGCTATTGATGTAGCTGGAAATGCTCAAAGAATGTTTCCAGATAAAAAAGTGTTATTTGTAGATATTGAACATACATTTGATTCTTGCTGGGCAACAAAACTGGGATTGAACTGTGACGATATAATCTATCTTGACCCTGACAGTATGGGAGCAGAAGAAGTCTTTAATATGATGATTGAGCTAATAGATAGTGGAGAAATAAGCTTAGGTATTTTAGATTCAATCGGTGCTATGGTATCAATGCAGGCAAATGAAAAGCAGATAGGAGAAAGAACATATGGCGGAGTAAGTATGGCACTAACTGAATTTACTAAAAAGATAACTCCACTTCTTTCAAGAACACGAACAAGCTTTATTGGCATAAATCAGGCGAGAGATGACATGAATAGCCCTTATGGTGGAACTACTACTACAGGTGGAAAATGCTGGAGACATGGTTGTAGCACTCGTCTTGAATTTAGAAAAGGAAATTACATTGATGAAAAAGGTAATAATCTTTCAAGAGCTTGTGAGAATCCAGCAGGAAATATAGTAAATGTAGCATTAGTGAAATCTAAAGTATGCAGACCTGATAGAAAAGTAGGTTTCTACACATTAAAATATCTTGAAGGAATTGACTATGTATCAGATGCAGTAGATGTAGCAATAAAGATGGGATTAGTTGTACAGGGTGGTGCATGGTTCTCATTAGTTGATATTGAAACAGGCGAAGTATTAAGCAAGTATCAAGGTAAATCCAAGCTAGTTGAGTATCTAAAAGAAAATGATAACTATACAGATTTCTACTCAAAATTGGAGAAATTATTAAATGAAGAATCTTAGTTATCAACATTTTATGAAAGTTATCAACATTAAATTGTTGATAACTTTTTTATGTATTTTTATAAAAAACTGTTGACAAATATAGTTTTATGTATTACAATATACTTGTAAATAAGAAATACATAAAAACAACGGAGGTAAGTAATATGATTAAAGTAACAGGATTAAATATAATTGAAGAAATGGTAAATGAGGAAGATTTATTAAGAAAGGTAGAAAGAGATAGCAAAAAAGACAAAATAAACCAGTTAGTAGCACAGGGAATCGACAGAGAAATAGCAAAAGTAATGGTAAAAGTTTTTAACCAATATGAGATAGCTTAGGTGAGAAATAATATGAAAGAGATATTTAAACAGATACATAGATTTCAGAATATGGATTTTGAAGAGGGTAAACCATTTGAGTTTACCCTTGAAGGAAAAAGAAAAGAGATAAATACAGAAGATTATATATGCTCACCAGTTCAGAAAATGGAAGTAGGAAAGTCATATAAAATCACTGTTAAGAAATATATGACTGAGCCTGCTATAGCCAATTTTGATTTTCAGGATAAATGGAATAATGGAAAGCCTATGCCACTTTGTATCATGCAAGGAGAAGTTATAAAAGAAACTAGAGGAATGTATTATATGAGTTTGCAAGGCAAAGCAGAACCTATATCAAGATGTCTTGTATGCGGAAAAATACTTACAAATCCGATTTCTAAACTTTATGGAATTGGTTCAGAGTGTAGTGAAAAAGTAGGTCTTATAAAAATAGAAAGTGAGGAAGAAGCAAAAGAAAAATTGAAACACATTATGGAACAGATTGATGATATAAGCTGGACGGGTTGGGTAATAAAATCTGCGATAAAAGAATGGGAGGAAATATAAAATGTTCAATATTGACAATCCTTTATCAGAGTATCAATCACCACCTAAAGAAGCATTGAGAAATTTTGGTATAGATATTTCAAGAGAAGAAGTAGAAAAATATGCCTTGGAAAAGTTTGGCAGACTGCCACAAAGCCATATTGAAGTAAATTCTGCTAGTGATTCTAATATCCAATAGTGCTAGGACAAATTGAGAATGGAGTGATAATACGAGATGACAACTAGAGATTATTCAGATAAACAGGAAAAGCATATTGCAAAAGTAACTGGAGGAAGAGTACAAAGCAATTCCGGTGGAACAAAATTCGGTGGAGGTGATGTACATACAGATAAATTCTTCATAGAGGCTAAAACCTCAATGTCTGTAAAGCAATCATTCAGTATAAAAAAAGATTGGATGAAAAAATTGCAAGAACAGACATTTGAGCAGGGAAAAGAAGAAGGTGTATTAGCTTTTCAGTTTGAACCTTGTGGAAAAAATTATTATGTATTAAATGAAAGACAATTTTTAGAATATTTAAAATTCAAGGAGGCTTAATATGACAAAATTAAGAGTTAGGCATAATTGCCAAGTAGGAGCGGTTAAAAACTTTTATGTCGAAGTTGAAAGCATTGAACAGGCTTGGAAAATCCTTAATACATTATGGGATTATGACTTATTTCAGTATAAAAACAACATAAAGCCGGATTACTGTAACGCTTCCGGACTTGAGTATTTTGATGAGGAAGAGCAGGAATGGTGCGAGTGGTACGACGATGATGGGTTGGATATAAAAGAACATTTTGAAGAAAGTGAGGAATTATAATAATGGCAAAGGAAGCATTAGCAGTAAAATATAATACATTTACACATAGTTAAATATTTATAGGTTGTGCTATTTACAATTATTATGTTATATGTTAAAATCATATATAAGGAGGTAATTTATGTATGATTGGAATATATATGATAAAAAATAAAGTAAATAATAAATGTTATATAGGTCAATCTATAAATATTATAAATAGATGGTATGGTCATAAAAATTCATTAAGACACAATACACACGGAAATAAACACCTTCAAAATGCTTGGAATAAATATGGAGAAGATAATTTTGAATTTATAGTTTTAGAAGAGTGTAAAGAAGATGAATTAAATGATAAAGAGATTTATTGGATTTCTAAATTAGGAGGAAACGAATCACCTGATTTATATAATTATCGAGCAGGTGGTGATAGTGGCGGAGCATTATCGGATGAAACAAAAAAGAAAATTAGCTTATCTTTATTGAATACATCAGCTTGGAATAAAGGTTTGACAAAAGATGACCCGAGAGTTGCAAAATATTGTATGAAAAAAGGTGAGTTTCATCACACGGAGTCAACAAAAAAGCAAATATCAAATACGATTAGAAAATTATACGAAGCCGGTGTTTATAATAATGTTGATTATAGCAAAAGACCTAAAATGTCTAAAGAGCAATATGATAAGATACACGATAAATGCAGAGGTCAAAAAAGAACCCTTGAGCAATGCAAAAATATAAGTGAAGGTAAATTATTAGCAAATGCTAAAAAGAGGGAATTAGGTTTGCCCGTACGAATTAAGAAAAAACCTACACCTATGAAAATAAGTATCTGTGAAGTATGTGGAAAAGAATTTACACAGAGACAATGCAGATATAAAAAAACTTGTTCTAACGAATGTAGGTATAAATTATCTAGTATAAAACAATTAAAAAATAATAAGGAGAACATTAACAATGAATGAAAGACAAATAGGAGCTAAAGTTTCACTTGCTGTAAAATATAGACCTAAATGCTGGGAAGATGTTACAGAGCAATCAGTTGTAAGAGATATTTTAAAAAATCAGGTGCAGACTAAAACTGTGCAAAGTGCATATCTTTTCACAGGTCCGAGTGGGACAGGTAAAACTACAAGTGCAAGAATATTTGCAAATATGATAAATGCAGGAAAAGGAAATCCTATTGAAGTGGATGCCGCAAGTAATAGTGGTGTAGATAACATAAGACAGATTATAGAAGATGCAAAAAGAAAACCATTGGATGCGGAATATAAAATATTCATTGTGGATGAGTGTCATTCATTATCAAATGGAGCTTGGCAGGCATTACTCAAGACACTTGAAGAACCTCCAAAATTTACTATTTTCATTTTCTGCACGACTGACCCTCAGAAAGTACCTGCAACAATTCTTTCAAGAGTGCAGAGATACAATTTTCAGAAGATAAGTAATGAAGGAATTGTTGAACGATTAAGTGACATAATCTTTTATGAGAATAGAGAACTTATAGAAGATGCAGGAGGTTCACAGGATGCTATTAATGATATAGAATGGGCTAAACAAGAAGGTATTAGCTGTATAGACTATGATGGAAAAGCTTTAGAATATATAGCTAAAGTATCCAACGGAGGAATGAGAGATGCAATTACCTTATTAGATAAATGTCTTTCATTATCTCCCGATTTAACATTGGAAAATGTCTTAAAAACTATAGGTGCAGAAGACTATAATACATTTATATTATTCTTAACAGCCTTACAGAATAAAGAAAAAGGAACTGCTATTACTACAATAGAAAATGTATATAATGCAGGTAAAGATGTAAAGCAGTTTATGAAAGACTTTGCTAAGTTCATTCTTGAGGTAGAGAAATATGCACTTTATAAGAATTTTGATTATATTAGCTTGCCTAATACACTTGAGAATGAGTTAGAACAGCTTATTGATGATACATTATTCAATGTTATGGACTTTGTAGTTTCTTTGAATAGTCAGATTAAATGGGATAGTGACCCTAAGACTTTAGTAGAATTATCTATTTTGATTTATTGTGGAAAGGAGAGTTAATATGATAAAAGCAGGAACAAAGTGCAGAGTATTAGCTGATAGTATGAATAATTTTAGCTGTGGAGATATTGTTGTAGTCTTGGAGGATGATAATGTGCCATACTGTTGTTTGCTTGAGAATTATGACTCTAACAAAAGTATAGGTGACTATAGTACCGATTTAATTTTCGCACTATATGACTTTGAATTGGAGGCACTGGATGATGATAGGACAGAAAAATAATATTCAAACTCTTATTCAGTGGAGATGTAATAAGTCTGTTCCCAGATTCATAATAATATCAGGAGCACAAGGAAGCGGAAGATTAACACTTGCAAAAATCATTATAAAAATGATAAATGCTAAAGGTATAATTATGGGAAATAGTATTACAGAAGTACGAGAAACAATAGAAAATGCTTATACTATTACAGAATCAACTTGTTATATATTTAGAAATGCTGATGATATGAAAAATGAAGCAAAAAACGCACTTCTTAAAGTTGTGGAAGAACCACCTAATAATGCTTATTTTATAATGACAGTTCATAATATTGATAATATGTTAGGTACTATTAGAAGTAGAGGAACAGTTATTAAAATGGAACCTTATTCAATACAAGAATTACGTTCTGTTAGTGATGATGAATTAAAGCTTGAGTACTGCACTAATATAGGTGAACTACAAGTTGCACATGAAGAAGTGCAGAGAACAGAAGATTGTGTAGATGATGTATTAAAGGCTCTGAGGGAAAAGAGTGGTGCTAAACTATTAAAAGCTTGTACACAGTTAAAAGCTAAACAGACAGAGACAGATAAGATTGATTGCTTATTATTTTTTAAAGTATTTCAAAAAAGATTGTATAATGCACGGGCAAATGCACTTATATATAAGTCGTTTGGATGTTTAAAGGCTATAGTTATATGTAAGCAGGAGCTAAGCAGAAACACAATAAACAAGAAATCAAGTATAGAAGGTATGCTTATTAGAATGTTGGAGGAAATTAAAAAATGAGGCTTAAAGATGTTACACCAAATTATTATACAAATAAAATTTATAGAGGTAAATATAAAAAGTTTGAATGTCGTATAAATTACTCATCAAATTTAGATTGTTGGTACTACTGCATAAATTCTAAGGATGAAAGAGATATAAGATACAACAGCTTATGGAATGAAATAGAATTTAAAACTCAAGAAGATTGTATAAAAGGTTGTCAGGCTTATATTGATGAGGTGGTTATTAAAAATGCAAAATTTTCCTAGGAGATGGGATAAACTCACTTGTATCAATTTTCTACAAAGAAAAATAATAATACTTTCCATAGCTTATTATGAATTAAGTCAAAACCTAATAGATGACTCATTATTTGATAAATACTGTAAACAGCTTGTGAGTATGCATAAGGAGCATGGGGATATATCAGACACAGAATATGGATATGCTTTTGGAGATGATTTTGATGGAAGCACCGGATTTTATTTGTATTATAATCTCAATGAGCATGATAAAGAGTATTTGTATCATATCACTTATCATATTATCCACAATAACTCATTTCCTGAAGCTGTTCATGTAACCCAGCAAACACCTAAAAAGAAAGGAAAGCTATTTTAATGGAATTATATACTATCAAAGACCTGACAGAAGAACGGATGTACTTTAATGCCAGAGGTGGAGCTTATCAGAATAAATCAATGGCAATAAAGAAACTGAACTGTCTAAGAGCTAAATATCCTACTCATATTATATATCTTGTAACCTTTGTACCTATCACTTTATCACCGCCATGCTATGCAGTAACAGGAGGAAATAAAACATGGAGCTTGTAAATTTAATGAAACGTATATCATCCAATGATATTCCGCACTTTTTGATATTATTTGGGGAAGAGCAAACAATTCTAAATATATATCTAACACATATATTAGAAGTTACAAATACTAAACGTATAAGTGCAGATTCAGTATCATATATAATGCAAAATATAAACAAGAAGAGATTTGATAAATCTCTCAGACTATATGTAGTTCAAGATGATATGGCATTTTTAAAGGCTGAGAATAGCTGGGAAACTGTAAGAAATACACCAACTAAAGATTATATCATTCTTAGATATCATACTTTGGATAAGCGTTCAGCGTTCGTAAAGAAGAATCAACAAAATTTAGTTGAATTTTCACGTTTAACTAAAGAGGTGCTACAAACATACATATCTAGGGATTTACCCGATTTAAGCGAGAAAAATTCAAGCAAGTTAGTTGAATATTGCAATTATGATTATGGAAGAATACTGATGGAAATTGATAAGGTCAAGCAATATTCATCTGTTAGAACTGACTTAACCATTGATAGTTGTTTTGTGCAATTAGATAAACAAGGACTATTTCATAAAGAAATAGGAGATATAACATTTGAATTAACTAATGCAGTATTAGGCGGGTATCCAGAGACAGCTATACAGAAACTTGATGAAGCTAAACGAAAAGGTGAGCCTGCTATGATGATTGTATCAATCTTATATAATGGTTTTAGAAACTTATTAGCATATCAAGGATTGGGAAGTAATAAGCAAGGCGCTATGGAACGAACCGGAATGACAAAAGGAGAGTTGTATGGCTGTACTAAGAACGTAGGTGGATATAGTATAGCAGAAGTAAAAAGAAATATGCTTAAATGTCAGGAAATAGAAGCAGGAGTAAAGATGGGAACTATAGATGAAGATATAGCTCTTGAATATGCTGTTTTATCATGTCTCGCTCAATAAATTTTTATGTATTTTTATAAAAAACTATTGACAAATATAGTTTTATGTATTACAATATACTTGTAAATAAGAAATACATAAAAATGACACATACAACATTAAAGCAGGTAAGACACGATAGATGGGAAGATAATAATGGCAATTATATTTGGAGAGATGATTTTGGAGCATTTATAATTTATGTAAATGGAACAATGGAAAGAACAGATTCATTACAGAAAGCACTTGAAGTGATGGATTCAGATAGATATTGGAATTAAGAAAGGAAAAAGTAAACACTAAAGAAAGAAGGTGAAAAAATGAGTGCTTGGTTTATACTATGTATATTAGCATTATTGCTAATGCTGTTAGTAATATCAGCATTGATGGTTATTTTATTAATTTTGCTTTCTCCGGTAAATAAGCAGGAGAGGGAGAAGGAAGACCAAGAGCAATTAGAATATTTAAGAAAGTTGAGAGAAAAATATGAAAACAAGAACGATATCTGATATACAAATTGACCGGAAATGTGCTTATGATAAAGAATATAATTGCACTTCAAAATGCATATATTATTTGACTTGTATATCAAGTCCACATAAGGAGAAATCTAATGAATGAAGCAAAGCAAACATCTTGCAAAAGATGTGGAAGAAAGCTAAGAACAGAAGAAGCTATTAATAGAGGTATGGGGATAACATGCTGGAGAAAATGGCAAAAAGAAAATAATCATAAAAGATTATGGGAGGAGAACAATGACAAAGAAACGTAATATAATAAGCATAAGTATTCTTATAATTGTATGGATACTTTTTATCACAACAGTAAAATCAGCACAGGATGATTTATATGCAGAAAACACGGAAAGTAATAAACAAGTTGCTACAGCTACACCATACATAGAAGAGAATGATACAAATATAGTTCAATCTTGTGAAGTTCATCCTAGTTACTGGATGGACAATGATGAGTATGAGTTATTTGCCAAATGTGTAGAGGCGGAAGCTGGGACAGAAGGATTTACTGGAAAACAATATGTTGTAGATGTTATCCTAAATAGAATAGATTCAGATAAGTATCCAAACACTGTAAAAGATGTTATAATGCAGAAACATCAATTTGAAGTGATAAGTAATGGAAGAATATATGATGTTACACCAACAGAAGAAACATATAAAGCTATAAATACAGAACTTGAAAGTCAGCTTGACAATGAGATAACAGCATTTAGAATGTCTCATTATCATTCATTTGGAACACCTAAGTTCCATTATAAGAATCATTATTTCAGTATAGATTAGCATATAAAATATTTCGTTATCGTGTTATAATAAATAAAAAGGAGGCGGTAACATATATGCAAATCATATTGGATAATATCGCATTAACAGTATATGCATATACAGAGACAGACAATAAATGTACTTTTAGGTACAAGATAAGAGATGGATTTGTTGAGCTGCCTGTAGATAAGACAAGAGTGCATATATTAGATAAAGGAGGTGGTCAACATGATTAGATAATACTTCTCCATTAATTTAACATATAAAATCCATAATACAAATCAAAGTGCATCAAGTAGGTGATATAGAAATATACCACCTACTTTTTATATTTACAACATTAACAAAACATATTATAATAATTAACAAATATAATACATTATATGTTAAAAATCATAAAAAAGGAGGCGGGATAATGAATACCAGGGAGTTAATGTATAAATTACAAACAGCTCTAAAATCAAAAAATATAATAGTATGTATAAATACATATCAATTCTATTCTCAAGAGCAAAATAGATATATAAAAATGTATAAAGTAAAAAGGGGAAAAGAAGAATTAATCAAAACAGCATCACAAATAAAAGTGATAAAAACATTGAAAAATCTATGGGATGAGGTGAAAGATAATGACTAAAGAAACAGATAAAGAAATAGAAGCAAAGAAGTTATTAAATAATAGACAGATAGTATTTGTACAAGAATATATGAAAACAAATAATATAACACAATCAGCAATAAGTGCAGGATATAGTGTAAAGACAGCTGGACCACAAGGTTGCAGGTTGTTAAAACAAAATAATGTCAGGAGATACATCAATGCTATCAATGAAAGGTTGCAATCATGCAGAATTGCAGATATTCAAGAGGTTATGGAATACCTTACTTCTGTCATGCGAGGAGAACAGAAAGACCAGTTTGATATGGATGTATCTGTACAGGATAGAACACGAGCCGCCTCTGAGCTGGCACGTAGATTAGATGTACAATCTAAGAATATCAATGTGGATGCAAGAGTTCTTATAGTTGACGATATTCCAGAGGATGTTGAGTTGGAAGGGGAAGATAATGAAGAGTAAGAAAACATCACTTATTAATTGCATAGGTCCAGCTTTCTATAATATTCACAATGATATAAAAAAACATAAGCACACATATTATGACTTGACCGGTGGACGAGGCTCTTTGAAGTCCTCAGATGTATCTGTAGAAATAGTTTTTGGTATGATGAAAAAGGAAAATGCTCAGAAGCATGCAGTCATTTATAGAAAAGTAGGAGATACACTAGAGACTTCTGTATTTGCACAAATTGAATGGGCTATTGATAAATTAGGTGTAGCAAGTGATTGGAAGCTCACTAAATCTCCAATGAGAGCAGAATATCTACGAACAGGACAGAGAATTATATTTAAAGGGTTGGATAAAGCGGCAAAGTCTAAATCTATCAAAGTGCCTTTTGGATATATAGGATATTTATGGTTTGAAGAGTTTGATGAGTTTGCAGGCGAAGAAGAAATAAGAAAAGTTCAACAGTCTGTTATCAGAGGTGGTAATGACTTTATAGTATTTAAGTCCATGAACCCGCCTAAGTCAAGACAGAACTGGGCTAATGATTATATAGAGAAAGAAAAACTAAGACCTGATACTGTCGTATCTCATACAACATATTTACAAGCTCCACCTGAATGGTTAGGACAACAGTTCATAGATGATGCTGAATGGCTCAAGCAAGTAAATCCCAAAGCATATGAGCATGAGTATTTAGGTATACCAGTTGGAAATGGAACTGAAGTATTTGATAATCTTGAGATTAGACAGATTACAGATAAAGAGATTGCTAAATGGGATAAGCTATATAGAGGTGTTGACTGGGGTTGGTATCCTGACCCATTCCATTATGGCTGTATGTACTATGATAGTGCAAGAATGACTTTATACATCTTTGAAGAGTTCCGAGCTAATAAGATGAAGAATAAAGACACAGCACAAGTTCTATTGGATGATTTCCATTTGGGAAGATTTGATGTGGTAACTTGTGATAGTGCAGAACAGAAATCAGTAGCAGATTATAGAAGCTATGGAATTAATGCTAGAGGTGCAGAAAAAGGACCAGACAGCGTAAGATATGGAATGAAATGGTTACAGTCATTAATTAAGATAGTAATAGACCCAGTTCGCTGTCCTAACACTTCTGAAGAATTTAAGAAGTATGAGTATGAGCTGGATAAAGATGGAAATCCAACTTCTAATTATCCTGATAAAGATAACCACAGTATTGATATGACAAGATATGCTATGGAACAAGTGTGGAAGAGACGAGGTAGATAATACAACTTTTTGTTGTGTTATTATTTATCAACATTTATAATTATAATAAAGTCATTTAAAATGAAAGGAGCACAAAGATGATAAAAAAATTACTGCGATTAATACAACAGGCGATTGATAAGATGTTAGGATACACTTCAATCACTAAAGCAATAGATATAGAAGAAACAACTGTATCTACTTCTATGTCAGATGCTTTCACGTTATGGAAGCAAATGTATAAAGACCAAAGTCCTTGGCTTGATGAGGATAAGGGTATATATTCATTAGGTTTAGCTAAGCAGATATGTAATTCATTTCAACAGCAGATGTTATCTGAATTGGAAACAAGAATAACTGACCCTGGAATGGATGAAGATGTGGACGAAGATAAATCTAATCAACCTGAGGAAATAACAACACGAGCACAATTTCTAAATGATGCTTATAAAAAGAAGCTTATTAAGAAATTACCTCAAGCTGTAGAAAAAGCTCTTGCATTGGGTGGTATGATTATAAAGCCTTATATATCAAATAATAAAATATACTTTGATTTTAGTTTCCAAGGTGATTTTCTACCTATAGCTTTTGATGATGATGGAAATATCACAGACATAGCATTTTATGACCAATTTGTTTCCGGTGAGTATGTGTATACTAAGGTAGAGAGGCAAACATTTTCTCAAACAGAAAATAAGATTGTTATTGAGAATAAAGCATTTAAAGCTAAACTGGTACAGTCAGATGATAATGAAGAGCAGGAGTTAGGAAAAGAAATTCCATTAACTGATGTAGATAGATGGGCTACAATATCACAAGAGCCAGTTACTATTGAAAATGTAGATAAGCCATTATATGGATTCTTCAAAGTACCTATTGCAAATAATATAGATTTTGATAGCCCATTAGGTATATCACTATTTAGTCCCGCAGTAGGAATTATAGAAAGAGCAGATAATCAGTTTTCACGACTTGACTGGGAATATGAAGGCGGACAGCTTGCGGTTGATGTAGACCCCACTGCTGTTACATATTCCACTAACTATTATGGCACACAGATGGAGTTAGACCAGTGTAAGAATAGATTATATAGGAAACTGGATTTAGGTTCAGATGAGACATATAATCAATGGGCTCCATCTTTGAGAGATAATAATTATATTCAAGGTCTTAATAATTATAAATGCATAATCGAGGATGTTATAGGACTTGCAAGAGGTACTATATCAGACCCAAACAGTGATGCTAAGACAGCCACAGAAATCAAATTAATGAAGCAAAGAACTTACATCACGGTTACAGCTATGCAGGAAGCATTGGAGAGTGCCATATTAGATACAGTCAGTGCTATGAATGTATTTGTTGACTTATATGGGCTTTTCGCAGATGGTGATTATGAGACCAAGATTGATTGGAAGGATAGCATACTTACTGATACAGATACGGAGCTTGAACAGAAACTCACAATGGAGCAGGAGGGTATTTTAAGCAAAGCAGAAGTAAGAGCATGGTATACAGGTGAATCTATAACCACTGCTCAGTTGGCTATAGATAAGATGCAACAAGCACAACAGCAACAGCAGTTAAATGATTTATTCACACAAGTGCCAGAGGCTACATTAGAGAATAATCAAAATGATAATAACGAGCCCACCCAGAATGAAGGAGATAACAGCTAATGATTAGTGAAGCAGATTTAACAGATTATGCTTATATCGTATCAGCTCGATTTGATGCTATAAATACTCATTATATCAAGCTTATGGCGAAACAGATAAAGGAGATAGGAAAACTATCTCCTTCTAACCTTTTTAGATTACAGCAGATGTCTAAGATGCAACAAAACATTGATTCCATTGAATATATGTTAGCACAGGAAACTGGAAAGACATTGGATGAGCTTGATAAAGTATTAGAACTAAGCGGATTATCAGTATATAAAGATGCATATGATTTATATGTGGCTCATAATAGAATACAAGTACCTTTTAAGCAGAATCAAAACATGATGAATTATATTAGAAGCGTACAGAGCCTAACACATAATACATTTATGAATATGTCTAACACGACTGTTATATTTGAGCCTTATAGAAACCTTGTTGATGTGGCTATTGATGCTGTCACAAATGGTATAGATTCTTATAATAACATCATACACAAGCAATTAACAGATTCCACACTTCAATCTAATGTGAGATACGCAGATGAAGGATTAAAAGTAACATATGCAAGTGGTCTTACACGAAGATTAGACAGTGCAGTTAGAATGAATGTATTAGAAGGGGTTAGGCAAGTTAATAATGGCATCAGAGAAAAAGCTGGAGAAGAATTTGGTGCAGATGGTGTAGAAGTATCAGCTCATGCTTTGTGTGCAAGAGACCATATAGATATACAAGGAAAGCAGTTTACCAAAAAAGAATTTGAACTACGAAATGAAGAATTAAGGCGTCATATATCTACTTGTAATTGCAAGCATTACACGTTTCCAATAATACTAGGAATATCTAAACCAACTTATACTGATAAAGAGCTTAGACAGTATAAAGCTAATAGTGAAAAACCGGTAAATATTAATGGAAAAGAAATGACAAAGTATCAAGCTACACAAGCTCAGCGAAATATGGAGACAACGATTAGAAAGGAAAAAGATAAATATATCTTTGCTGATACAATGGGTGATACAGAAATGACTGAGAAGATAAAAAACAATATAAATCAATTACAGTCACAGTATAATTCTATATCACAACAAGCTGGGCTATCACCTAAAATGGATAGAACTTATGTACCTGGGTATACCGGAAAGCAAGTAAAACCTAAGTCAATTAAATTAAGCATATAATCAACAAGTTATCAACAATATGTTGATAACTTTTTTAGTTTGATTAATTGTTTATAACTATGTGTATAACTTGTGAATAACTACTTTACAAATGTTGATAACTTGTGTATAATACAATATGAAGTAAACCACAGACCAGAAAGTGGTCTATAACAATTATTTTAGTTGAAAAGGAGCAATAAAACATGAAAAACATTTACGAAATTCTTAAATCTTATGGAATTGAAATTCCCGAGGATAAGAAAGAAGCTTTTGACAAGGAAGTGCTTGAAAACTACAAGACAGTGAGCGAGGTTGATACTTTACGAGGCAAGCTAAGCAAAGCAGAAACAGAGAGAGATACTATTCAGACAAAATATGATACTGATATAGCTCAAAGAGATGCTGACTTAATTAATTTACAAACACAGTTGAAGGATGCTGGGGGAGATACAGAGAAGTTAGCCACATTACAAGCTAATTTTAATACTCTGCAGACAACTTATAACACTGCTAAGGCAGATTATGAGAATCAGTTAGCTGAACAGGCTTATGACTTTGCTGTTAAGGAAAATTCAGCTAAACTTAAATTTTCTTCTAACTCAGCAAAGAAGGCATTTATGTCCGACTTGAAAGCTAAAAAGTTATCAATGGAAAATGGAAAAATCTTAGGATTTGATGATTTTGTAAATGCATACAAGGAGCAGGATGCTGGGGCATTTATCACAGAGAAACCAGAACCTAAAAATACTGAACCAAAACCATCTTTTAGTGGTAAAACAAATCCAGGTGATATAACAGACCCACAGCCTGAACCAACACCAAAAGAAAGACCAATTATATGGTAGTTATTAAGGAAGGAGAAAACTTATGCCAAGAATTGAATCATTATCGGTATTACTTGACCCAAAAGGTAAAATGCTTTTAGATGAAGCATATGACGGAGTACTTGAGAATGTACAGAAATCTACTATTTCAGGACAGATTAAGAATCAGGACTTATCTGGAGACCCAACTGCAGGAACAGTAGAAGCAAAGAGATTTGCAAATGCAAAATCTAAGGACTACGGCACAGCACGTAGAGGTGGAGAAGGAGAAAAAGTAAAGGGAGCTACAGTAACAATTCCTATTGATAGAGATAAGGAGTTCGTAGAAGAGATTGAGCAGAAAGATATCTCACTTTTAGGTGTAGATGGTCTTATCACTCGTAGAAGTGCCAATCATGCAATGCAGATGGCTAATGAGTTAGATGAGGAGTTCTTTAGAGAGTGTGTAAACTCTGGTACACAGTTCACTCCATCATCAGGAACTACTGCTATTCAGGATATTATTGAGGAAGCAATCGTAACACTTGAGACACTCAAGAATGATTACATCCAGGGTATTCCTAGAAATATGTTATCAGTTCAGGTTACACCGGCTGTATATAGTCAGATGAGAAAATACCTGGATGAGAATGTTAATAATGCCAATGTTAATACAGCGGCAGAGGAGTTTACCACATTTCATGGTGTTAGATTCATGTCTACAATCAATATGCCTGAGAATGTGGAATTTATAGTGCAGGTTGACGGTTCAGTAGCTCAGCCAATTATGTCTAACCCATATTCAGCAGAGAAGATTCCAATGTCTAATGCATATGCTGTTGAGCTTTTCTTCTATTATGGAACTAAATGTGTTACACCAGAGACTATTCTCTATTATGCACCAAAGGGTGTGATTGTAGTAACATCTTCTAAAGGTTCTGAAGAAGGAAAAACCAAAATCAGTGTAAGTCCTGCTAAGACAGGTACTAATACTTACAAGTATAAGACAGCTAAGACAGTAGATTTACCAAAGATTGGTGCTACAGTAACTGATTATACTGATTGGGATGGTACAGCAGAAATTACTGCGACAGACAATGATGAAATTGCTATTGTAGAAGTTAAAGCAACTGGAGGCACTGTTGTACGTGCAGGAAAGACACAGGTACAGTCTAACACCGGGAAATAATGGGTTATTCCTAAGCAAAACCCTATATCCAGATAAATCATTATTTCCGAGAAAACCCAGAAAAGGAGTGTAAAGTATGCAATTACTCTTACCTACAGGAGTAATTCTTAATACTGATAATACTATGGTTATTCAACAGCATCTAGCACATGGTGCTGTTGAATATGTTGAGAAACATAAAACTATTGAGAATGAAACTGAAACTTTGCAAAAAGAAATAAAACCAAAACGTGGACGAAAGTCTACTAAAACTGAAGCATAGAAAGGCGGTGGAATTGAATGTATCTTGATTATAGCAAATATAAAGAGTTAGGTGGTACACTCAATGAAACCGCCTTTAATCAGCATGAAATTGAAGTCGAAGCAAAGTTAGATTATCTGACAAATGGCAGAATCAGACAACTAGACATCATTCCAGAAGCAGTAGTTAATCTTTGTTTTAGATTGAATACAAATTTTTGGGAGCAGATGAATATAGACCAAGCACAGAATCTAACTAGTTATTCCAATGGGATTGAAAGTTTTGGCTATAGTGCAACGAACAATGAAGGAAAAAGTGTTATAGATACACAGATTATTCAGTTAGTTAATGAATACTTATGGGAGTATCCCGAATTACTTTATCGAGGTAGAAAACAATGGATGCACTAACAATAACAATAGCTAATAGATTAGCTAAAAGCGACAGTATAACTGGACTTGATGTCTGGTATAAATGTTTCTTGCATAATATCCAATATAGCATTGAGCGTGTTATGGATGTTAATGGAACACAAGTTAGTATGGGTCAAGCATTCACCATTTTAATTCCTTTTGATGATAAGTATAAGCCTTATGATGAATGGAAAAATCTTGAAACTAAAGATTCCTATTATACTTTGTCACAAGGAGATTATATATTTTTAAAGGAAATAAACGAAGATTTTCTGCCAAATAGTATCATACAACTTAAGAACAAGCATAAAGGTATGGTGTGTGAAGTAAGAAGTATCATAGAAGTTCCTAAAAGATGCGGAGCAACTATTAGATTGAAAGTGAGTGGTGTGTAATGAGTAATGCTAAGGTTACTATCAAACTTTATAACCCGCCTGCTACAGTTCATAGATTAGCTGAATCTGATAAAATAGGAAAATTCTTGGCTAGTGAATGGTCAAGATATTTTGCAAAATATACACCAATGCAAGAAGGTATATTAGCTAGTGATATTACAATAGACCCATTCAAAGTTACATATAATTCACCTTATGCTCATTATCAATGGGAAGGAAAGTTATATGTCGACCCTATAACAGGCAAAGGTGCTTTCTATGATAAAGATTATGGATTCTGGAGTAGACCTGGTGTACCTAAAGTTCCAACAAATATACCTCTTAATTATAGCAAAGAACAAAATCCACTTGCAACAAGTCATTGGGAAGTTCCTGCTTTTGCAATGTATAAAAATATCGTTGCTCAAAGCGTATCTGAATATATAAGGAGAAATGTTTAAATTATGAATCTTTATAGGCAAGTAAATCAATGGTTGACTGAGAATTATGAGCCTTTAGGACATTGGATGTATTTTAATGCTACACCAATGTTTGTAGGGGCTGTAACAATGAATAGTGTACCTGGAGTCCGTATAGTACAGAAATTTATTGATGGTTCAATGAAAAAAGAACTTGCATTTGCTATAGACATGATTACAAGCTATGATAATTCAGGTACTAGCGATGTGAATATGGAAGCACTGGATGAGGTTCAGAATTTTTCCGAATGGATTGATAACCAATCAATTGACTCCGGACCAGATTTTGGAGAAAAGTGTAACATAGAAAAAATAGAAGTACTTACCAATGCCCCAACATTATTAGTTGATACAACCAATCAGCTATCTAAATATCAATTTCAAGTAAAAATAACATATACAGAAAGGAAGGAATAAAAATGAAATTAGCACGAGAAGCATTAATGCATTACATTGATAGTTCTTTTGGAACAGGCAGTGCAACATGGTTTCTTATAGGAAAAGATATTGACGATATGTCAGTAGAACTAAATCCTGATACAGAGACCACTAAGAATATTTTAGGAGAGACAACAGTAAAAGATAATGGTTATGAGCCTAGCATGTCAGCTGACCCATACTATGCTAATCCAGAAGATAGCATATATGAGAAACTTGTGGATATTGCTATGAATAGATTAAAAGGTGATAAGTGTAAGACTCAGATTCTTGAAGTTATTATCAAAGATACTGCAGAAACCACTCATCAGGCATGGGTAGAAGATGTTATCGTTAAGCCACAGTCTTATGGTGGTGATACATCAGGAGTATCAATTCCATTTGATGTACTCTTTGATGGAAATAGAAAAGAAGGTACAGTAACTATTGCTAGTGGTGTACCTACATTTACACCCAAAAAAGGCTAGTCAAGGGACTAGCGATATAAAGTCACAATCATTAGATGATGAACATAAAACCATTATTGATTAGATACAAGGATAAGGGTATTAATTTATCCTTATCCTATTTTTATAAGGAGAAAAATTATGGCAGGAATTAAAATTGAAACAGGATTAAAAACATACGATATAGAAGATGAGAATGGAAATGTAAGAGGACAAATCTCATTCAATCCTTCAGATATTAATTTATATCCACGTGCTCAAGCAATGCAGGAGCATATTAAAGATTATATCAAAGACCTTACAAATATCAACGAAAATGAGGTTAATATAGTAAATGAGTTCGATAGGATGGATAAACTTATCAAGAATGAAATTAACACTCTTTTTGATGATGAAAATGCAAGTAAAGTTGTATTTGGAAATCAGAGTGCATTATCCTCATACAAGGGTGTAACATTTGTCGAAAGATTCTTATTAGCTTTCATGCCAATAATTAAGAAAGAGACAGAAGCTGAGTTTAAAAAGAGCATGAAACACATTGAGAAATATACAAAGCAGGTAGATTAATATGATTGGTAAGTTACCAACAACATTGAAAGTTGATAATATTGATTATGAAATCCGCACAGATTATAGAGATATATTAGTTATCATGCAAGCATGTATGGATGACGAACTTTCAGACATGGAAAAAATAATGGTGGTTCTTTCAATTCTTTTTAAGGATAACATACCTAAGTCAACTGGTACAGCATACGAAAAAGCTTTATGGTTCTTAGATGGTGGACAGATTCAATCAGAGCAATCATCACAGAATCAACATATGCGACCACAATTATATGATTGGGAACAGGATGAGCAGATTATTTTTTCCGCTATTAATAAAATTGCTGGTTATGAGGTAAGAGATGTTAAGTACATGCACTGGTGGACATTTATTGGATTATTCAATGAAATTGGGGAAGGTATGTTCTCCACTGTAGTTCGTATTCGAGAAAAGAAAGCAAAGCATAAAAAATTAGAAAAGTGGGAACGTACTTTTTATAATGAGAATAAAGATATTATAGATTTAAAGAGGCGTAAAAATAAACGTAGTCAAGCAGAAAAAGACGCTTTGGATGCATTAATTGGATAGAAAGGAGGTGCATAGATAATGGCAGATGGTAAAGTTGTAATTGAGACCGGATTGGATTCTACTGGGTTAAAAAGAGGATTGAACAATCTCAAACCTCAGTTTACAGAAATGGGAAATACTGGCACTAAAGCTATGAACCAGATAAGTAATAGCATGAGTGGTACCACTAAATCTATAGGCTCTCTAAAAAGTTCATTGAAAGGAATTATAAGCACATTAGGTGTTGTATTTAGTTTGAAAGCCCTTATTAATTTTGGTCAACAAGCTGTTAATGTAGCATCAGATTTAACTGAAGTTGATAATGTGGTTCAAAAAGCATTTGGAAATATGCGAGGTGAAATGGATGCTCTTGCAGATAGTTCCATTAAAAATTTAGGAATATCAAGACTAGAAGCTTATCAAACTGGTTCTACCTTCATGGCAATGGGCAAGTCAATGCTAACCTCCTCACAAGATGCTAAAGATATGGCACTAAATTTGACAAAATTAAGTGCTAATATGGCATCTTTCTTTAATACTTCTAATAAATATGCCGCAATTGCATTAAAATCTATATATACTGGTGAAACAGAGACTTTAAAGCAATATGGTGTTGTTATGACTGAAGTAAATCTAAAACAATTTGCTTTAGCCCAAGGTATTACAAAATCATATAATGAGATGTCTCAGTCTGAGAGAGTAATGCTTAGATATCAGTATGTAATGCAACAGCTTGGATATATAGGAGATGACTTCATTGATACTCAAGATTCATGGGCTAACCAAACAAGAGTATTAAGTGAGCAATGGAAAGAATTTCTAGGAGTATTAGGTACTGGAATAATCACTATATTAACTCCTTTAGTTAAAGCACTTAATATGGTTCTGGGTCGTATGATTGCTATAGCTAAATCTATAGGTTCTGTACTATCCAACGTATTTGGTATACAGGTTCAAAGTGCTAATCAAGTTAGTGGGGCTGTATCAGATACAGCAGATGCTTTTGATGATGCTTCCACAGCAGTTGGTGATTATGATAAAGCCACTAAGAAAGCATCTAAGACAGCTTCAAAATCATTAGCCGCTTTTGATAAATTAAATAATACAATGACCTCACAATCTGATGGAGACACAGGCGCAGGAGGTGCTGGAGGAGGCGGTGGTCTTACAACACCCGACATTAGCTCAGGCACAGATTCTGCTATAGACCAAGCAAACTCTAAAATTAATACAATTTTGGATAATGTGAAGAAACGATTATTGGAGCTTGTAGATTTAGTTAAGAAAGGCTTCAAAAATGGATTAGGAACTGATTTTGATGCTAGTATCAAAAGGACTCAAAAACATCTTGCAAGTATTGGCAAGCAATTACAAGATATATTCACTAATCCGAGTGTTATAAATGCGGCAAATAACTGGGCTAATAATGTTGCATATGCGTTAGGACAGCTTGCAGGAAGCATGGTTAGTATAGGACAGACAATAGTTGAAAATCTGGTTGGTGGAGTTGATAGCTTTTTATCAAAAGACAATGGATATATCACTGACAGAATAGTTGGATTATTTGATATATCAAGTAGAGTAGCTCAAATTACTGGAAACTTATCAACAGCTATAGCCGAGATATTTACTGTATTTAGAAGTGACACTGCTAAAAATATAACTGGAGATTTCATGGGGATTAGTGCAGATTTAGCATTAGGTTTTATGGAATTAACTGGAAGATTATCTTCCGACTTATATAATTTAATTGCTCAACCTATTATTGACAATAAGGATAAAATTCAACAAGCTGTAATGGGATTGCTTGAACCTATATCTATTGCAATGGATACAATTCATGAGGCAATAAAAAATACATTTGAACAGATTTTTAATGTCTATGATGAATATTTAGCCCCAGCTTTTCAAAATATAACAGATGGATTTAGCAGTTTAGTGAGCAGTCTTTTAGATGTATGGAATAGTCAAGTAGCTCCATTTTTAACAACAGTAGCAACAGAAATCCAAACATTGTGGGAAACTCATCTCCAGCCTTTTGTTAATAATCTAATTACACTTGTTGGAAAGATAGTACTTGCAATAAGTGAATTATGGAAAAATGTACTTGAACCATTAATTGCATGGATTGTTGCTAATGTAGTTCCGGTTATAACTCCTATTTTGGAGTCAATGGTTAAAACTGTATCATCAGTTATAGGAACTATAGCTGATATTTTATCAGGAATAATGGAAACTCTTGGTGGAATTATAGATTTTATTACAGGTATATTCACAGGCGATTGGTCATTAGCTTGGCAAGGAGTTCAGGAAATATTCACAGGAATTTGGAATGCATTAACTGGATTCATCTCAGGTGTGTGGTCAACTATTAAGTCAATTTTTACTGGGGCAATTTCAATAATTGTGCAATTTATAAAAACTGGATTCAATGCGGCAAAGACTGCTATTACAACAATTTTTGGAGGTATTAGAAGTTTCATCTCAAATACATGGAATGGCATCAAGTCTGTTGTACTGGGAATTGTTAATGCTTTAAAAAATGGTATAACTGCGGCTTTCAATGGAATAAAATCAGTTATTACAAGCGTGATGAATACTATATCATCTGTTATATCCAGAGTATGGAATGCTATCTGGGGTACAATTAAGAGAGTTATTAATGGTATTCTGAGTGGTATACAAAGCATGGTTAATGGAATAATTGGAGGTTTTAACTCTATGATTAGGGCACTTAACCATTTACATTTTAGCATCCCTGATTGGGTTCCTGGATTAGGTGGTAGGTCATTAGGATTTAATCTTAGCACTATATCGAGAGTTAGCTTGCCTAGACTTGCAACTGGAGCAGTACTTCCAGCAAATCAACCGTTCTTGTCTGTTGTAGGTGACCAGAAACATGGAACTAATATTGAGGCACCATTGGATACAATTAAGCAAGCATTGAAAGAGACTTTGCAAGGTATGAATATGTCAGATAATTCACCAATAGTGATTGAAATTGATGGAAAAGAAGTATTTAGAGCCATTAGAAATCAAGACAGACAGTTCATAAAACAAACCGGTAAAAGTGCATTTTCTTATTAAGGAGGAAGAGTATGAGTTATAATGGATATTTGATTAAAATAGGTACTTTTACTTTTCCTCTCAAGCACATTGAGTATGGAACATATAAAGTGAAAGTAAACGGACAAGATATAGATAGTTTTAGAAATGCAAACGGAATATTAACAAGAAACGCTTTAGAGCACATGCCTTTATCTATATCATTTGATATACTAGATGGTCTTGATAATGAAACTTTTGAAAAAGATATAATGAAACCTATGCGTGATAGATACGAAAATAGTAATGAAAAAGATGTTACTATGGAAGTGTTTGTACCGGAAATAAATGATTATATCACCCAAAAAGTATATAAAGTTGATACTGAATTTACAATAGACGATATTGAAGACAATTTGGTTTATTACGATACAGTATCATTTGAATTTGTAGGTTACTAAGGAGGATGTATGATAAATTATAAATATTATGATTTATTTGATAAATCGTCTGTTGATAAACAACTAAAAATTGTATGTCAAGATGGAACTATTCTAACAAATAAAAATTTTTCATCTACATCCAGTGATTTCTCATTGTCGGAGTCATTATGCTCCGACAGTAAATTATCATTTGGTAAATGCGAGTCCTCTTGTCTGAAAATCAAAATAGCTAATACAGTAAATTCATTGAAAGGTCAAACGTTACAAGTTACCGAAACTTTAGCTAATAAAGATGATGTACCATTTAAAATTGGTACATATATAGTTGATGAAGATACACTGACAAGCGATAAAAAATATAGAAATATTACGGCTTATGATAGATTATACTCAATATCATCCATGAATGTAAGTGATTGGTATAGTAAGTTATTTCCTAGCAAGCAAGTGCCCTTAATTAGATACGAAAATGTTACCAAAGAATGGACATATACTGGTATAGATGGCAAAGAAATAACAGAGTATTATGAGGAACTTGAACCTATTACTTATTATCAAACTGAGTATGAATCTATAACACTAAAAGCTTTTAGAGACTCATTTTTTAAATATATTGGATTAAATCAGCAATCAACTACACTGGTTAATGATGATATGAAAGTATCCAAATCAGTAGATGATATTGACTTGACTGCTAAAGATGTACTTGAAGCAATTTGTGAGATTAATGGTGTCTTTGGAAAAATGTCAAGAGATGATGTATTTACATATGTAGAGCTAAAACCATTTTCAAGAGGATTATTCCCAAGCAAGACTTTATACCCGAATAAATCATTATTTCCTAGAAAACCTGGAAATGTTGATACTCGTAGATTAGAGATGGGCGAATATAAGACACTTCAGGTAGGAGATACTAATTTTGAACAGATTACAAAATTACAAATACGTCAAAGTGAAGATGATATTGGTTATATTGCTGGGGATGATACTGGAGTAACTTATATTATTCAAGGTAATTTTTTAACATATTCATCAGGGACTGAGGAATTAAAGACTATTGCCAATAATGCTCTTTCTAAGATATCTAAAGTAATTTTCAACCCAGTAAACATTACATTGCAAGGTAACCCTTGTGTGGAGACTGGTGATACTATTAGAATAATAGACACGAATAATAACGTATATAAGTCTTATGTATTACAAAGAACATTAACCGGCATTCAAATGATTATGGATAGCATTATATCGGAAGGTGACCAGTCTCTTGCAGAAGTTAATGGTATACATCACGACATTCTCAAGTTACAAGGAAAAACGAATGAGTTATCTCGTCTTATTGAAGGCACATCCTCTATTTTAAATGATTATGCTAAAGGATTAAAATCCGAAATAGCACAAAAGACAGACTCAATAAAACTTGATGTATCAAAATCATTCGCTGTCACTAATGATACAATTAAGAAAGTGCAAGCAGACCTGGAACTTAAAATTGATAAAGATGATAATGGTCAGATTATATCAATGATTAATGCAAGTGCAGATGTTATTAATCTAACTGGTAATCGCTTGACACTTGGGTCTGATAATTGTACAATTACAAAGGACGGAACTATAACAGCTAAAAATGCTTTACTAAGTGGTTCATTCCAGTGTGGAGACTATGCGAGCAAACAGGGACAATTTTTCTATGCATCTGATACAGGAGATTGTGGTGCTCAGACATTAAAGCTATATACAAGCTTAGGTATAGGTACAGAGGTAGGGACTGACCAATATTTTGCAGAAATGACATCCTCTCCAGATGAATTTTTAGCCTACTTTGGATTAGCTTCAAGCAACTATATGCGTATGAGAATAGATGCATCCACGACCACTGTTGAAGGCTATGATGGTGAGAGAAACACCGCATGGTTGACAATGTATGGAGATGTATGGAATGCACAAAGTACAGGAAAAGACACCACTTGCCTGGACAATAATTTAGTTATAAATGGAAAATTCCAAGTTAATGGTAATTCATATTTTAATGTATCACAGACTATATTAAAGTCAGCTTGGCGAGGTGACGGATATCCTGCAATGATTCAGATGGGACACGAGCTTACATTTCAATGGGATGGTAGTAGCCTATATGTATATGTGGATAAAACACAACTAGGGCGTGTTAATATATCTTAGCATAATAAGAACTTAATGAAAGGAGAAATTAAACATGGAAAAACCCGCAAGCTTATTAATCCAAGAAACAAGAAACAAAATAATCAATATCTTAAATGAGTCTAAATTACATCCAAGCATACTTGAATTAATTATGAAAGACATAATGAATGATGTTACCAATGCTTCAACAAAAGTTAAAAATAAAGAACTGGAGGAGTACAATAACAAAGTACTTGAAGAAGCAAAAAATAATGCAGAAGACGAGCAAACACAAAATAATGCAGAAGATGAAGATAAGGAGGAATAAATTATGGCCTTTGTTGATGATTATAGTCCAATTAACTTTGTAGATTTACCCAATGAGACCACTCCCATTGATGCTGAGAATCTTAATAAGATGGACAGTCAAATTAAAAAATTAAGCACATTTGCTTCAACTACAGACCCTGAAACAACTGAAGATAGATTGAGTGGATTAGAAGAAAAAACTAATTCACTAAAAGAAGATTTATCCAACAAAATCACAAAGTTCTACGCATCAAATCAAGGTGAAACCCATCTTGCCGATTCCGATAACGGGAAAATACAGGATATGGTGGTTTATGGAAAGTCGGAGCAGTCTACGACTACTGGCAAGAATATATTTAATCCATCTGTAGGTGGATTTATCAGCAATACAGACGGTTCAATAACTTCAGGCGGCATATCTAGCATTGGTGCAACCGATTTTATTAAAATAAACGGAAAAGATATTACTGTTATAGCACGCAATTTTAGTTCAACAATGAAAGACGCATATGCATATAGAATCGGATTTTATGATTCTGAAAAAAAGTGGATTAAAAATATTATTCCCGCAGATGGAAACAAATATAGCATAAATACATTTAAAGTAACTGACGCAGAGTATATAAGAGTATCAGCTCCATCGAGTGTGTACAATACACTTCAAATCGAATATGGTTCCGAAGCCACCTCTTACGAACCCTACACCGGTGGTATCCCATCCCCGAACCCAGATTACCCTCAGGAGATTAAGAGCGTTGTGAATCCAACAGTAAAACTACTTGGAAGGAATATCTTAAAAATTAGAGATGGTGAATATCAAAATTCAGGATGTACCATTACTGTAAGCAACGGAGTTATAAAATTAAACGGAACATCTACCGATAATAACCGTATTTACTTGCCAATAGATACCCCATCTATGCTTAAAGAAGGAACTGAAATTATATTTTGTCCAAATAATATAAGAGGCGTTGAAAAAATAAAAAAATGCTACGTTGATTATAGCAACGAGAACACAAAGAGCTTTTCAATTGCAAGCAATATTGTCAATACACCTTATGTAATTACAAGACAAGATGCTAGGTATGAATTTAAGTTATCTATTAAAATTACAGGAGGAAATACTTTCAACAACGAAACATGGAAGCCACAAATCTTAATAGGTAAACAAATTACTCCATTTGAGCCATACAAAGAGCAATCAATACAGTTGCCAATAACATTAAATGCTATTCCAGTCTCAAGTGATGGTAATGTTACAATTAACGGACAACAGTATATTGCGGATTATGTTGATGTTGAAAATGGCAAAATAGTAAAATGTGTAGAAAAATTATTTCTTAAACAGACTCGGTGGGGAAGAGCAATTAATAAAGGTGTTCTTAGATTTTATAATAGGACAAATGAAGCACTAGGGATAGATGGTAGTAAAATTATAAAAAACCTTTTTTCAATTAGCAGTCATTTCGCTTTTGTTACTAATACACCAGATAGAATTGGAACTTTTACAGTAAATGCTGACGGAACTAAAGCTAACATTAGTTTTGCATTTAGCACAGATACAACAATAACATCAGATGATTTTAACAATTGGATTTTAAATAATAAGCCATTTGTGCTTTTACCAGTTTTAAAAGAAGAATTGCCTTTAACATCAGAACAGATACAGGCATTAAAAGAACTTGCAACCTATTATCCAGTAACAAACATCAGCGTCAATTCAGAACAGCTTGACGGATATACAGTATTTAATTATCCGATTAGCATAGCTAACGGATGGAACTATGTAAAACAACAGTTAAACGACAACCGAGATTATATCTATGATATGGATACACAATCAGCAGAAGCCTATGTAAACAGCGAATATGCAGTAGCATTAACAGAATTGGAGGTATGATTATGCTGTACAGAACATTATTAAAACTTAAAGAAAGAAACGGACTTACAGACAATTTAAAGAACAAAATTGATATTTTTTTCGCGACAAGCAGAATTACCGAAGAACAGTACAATGAGTTGATGGATATTAATAAAGAAGAAAAACTGAAAGCGGGAATTAATTAACTAAAGGAGGGCTAAAACAATGTTTAGAAAAATGAAAAGAACAATAATGGTGATGACTTGTGTGATTGCAATGGGGGCTTTTAATGCGGTGCCGGTATTTGCCTGTACACCACCGTTAAATCCGCCATCTGTTAAGATTCCGGATATCAACTTTGAGCCAGACGATACATTGAAAGAAGCCTTCGACAACGCCGCAAAAAAGTGGCTTGAGAAATGCATCCTCGGTACTCCGACAGTAAATTATGCTACTTATTTCAAAAGTACATCAAGATATTTTAACTATGCAGTTTTTTCAGCAAATTGGAACAAAGTAGAAAAGGCTACGTCTTATAAAGTTAAAGTTACAAAAGCAGATGGATCTTACAAAGAATTTGATACAACGTATACATCATTTTATGCAATGAATTATACAGATGAATTTTTTGCTGATGGAATGGATGATGCGACTGTAATGGTAAGAGCATACGGTGAAAATGGAACATTTAGTTTGTGGTCTAAAACAACCACTATTACTAGATTTAGATATTAGGAGGGGGGGTATGAACAATATCTGTTGAGTATGTAGCGGATATGGTCTGCTAGGATAATTAAGTAAAGAAGGCTATAGTTAATGCAGAAAGGAATAATTTAACGTGAAAAAAACATTTAGAATCTTAGTTCAAAGTTTAAAGCGGTTATATCAAGCTGACCCTCAGAGAGTTACAAAAAAAGATATTGATAAGCGTCTAAAAAATGGAACTATAAATCAAGAAGAATATGATTATATTCTCAATTAATATCAATTAATGTATGTACAAATTGAACTTAAAATGTTATAATACATAAAAAGAAAGGAGAATTGTAATTATGATTTTAGTTGGTTCAGCTAGGCATGATGAAAGAGGAAAGTACTCAGGTGGAAAAGCTGGTGACCAGACAGGTCAGGAAGTAACGACTCAAAGATTCTATATCCATAGAAAAGGTTGGAACGTACTGAGACCTAAATCTGTAAGTCATGCAAATGCTATCGGAACAAAAATGTATAATGCTTGTGGTAATCCTAATATAGGATATGACCAGTATAATCGACTGGGTGTGGTAACACATGGCATTGGTACTACTACACCAACAGAATGTGATTGCTCATCACTTGCTAGAGAATGTGTTAAGGAAGCCACTAATGTAGACCCAGGAAATTTCACTACAGCTAATGAGAAATCAAAGTTATTAGCTACAGGACTATTTGACAATCTTGGTCAGTATAGAAGTGGAATGAAGCTGTATAAAGGTGATATACTTGTTACTTGTACCAAAGGACATACTGTAATAGTAACAAGCTCTGATTATTCCAGAGATGTATCTGCACCTAAACCACCTACTCCTGCGGTTAGTAATGAATACTATCATGTAGGTACCAATTATACATTACAAGTTGAGCTTAAAGTTCGTACAGGAGCAGGCACTAATTATAGAGCTAAAAGACATTCAGAATTAACTTCTGGAGGCAGGGCACATGATACAGACAATGATGGAGCATTAAACAAAGGAACTGTCGTAACTTGTCAGCAGATAACAAAAGTCGGAAATGATGTTTGGATTAAATGCCCATCCGGATGGCTTGCCGCATACTATCAAGGACATAGATATGTCAGTTAGTAGGTGATATATGATTTCAATAGTTGTAGCGTTAATAACTGGTGGATTATCCTTTATTGGGATTATATACACATCTAAGCAACAGCATAGTATCACGATTGAAGAAGTCAAAAATGAAGTAGCTCTTATAAAGAAGGATATTAAAAGTTTAGAAGAGAAACAAGACAAACATAATTCATTAATTGAACGAGTTTATGACATTGAAGCCACATTGAAAGTTATGGACACTCGTGAGAGAGTAAGTGAACATCGAATTGAAGATTTAGAGAAAAAAGAAGGTGAATAAAATGAGAAATCTTATACTAAGCGACAAAACATATAGCTTGTTAAAGTGGGTAGCATTAATTCTGCTTCCTGCATTAGGTACTTTGTACTTTGCACTTGCAAGCATATGGGGACTACCTTTTGGGGAACAGATTGTTGGTACCATTACAGCGGTTGATACTTTTCTAGGTGCAATTTTAGGTATTAGTACTAACAATTATAAAAAGAATGGAGGAACTAATTAATGGAAGAAAAGGACAGCTTAGCTAGTGAGCTTTTACACTTAGTAAAGACTCAAGCCCGTAGATGGTTTATTGCATTTATCGTTGTATTAATAATGCTATTTGCTACAAATCTTGCATGGCTATATGCATGGAACCTACCTAGTGAAGAATCAACTTCTGAGTCTTATGACATACAATCGGAAGATAATGGAAATGCAGTATATAGTGAAAGTGGATGTGTTAATATTGGCACGAGTGAGAGTGACGAAAACTAGAACAGTAAAACGTACCAACAGACCTCGTTCAAGAAGAAGGTCAAAGAGGTAATAAATGACAATTTCAGAATTTACCAAACCGGAGCTTGACTATTTTAGACAGAATTGTAATTTTGTAAATCTTGAAATAAAATTGTTTGAAGAAAGAGCTAAAGGAATTTCATTAGAACAAATTGCTGAAGATTTACATATCTCTTATGATTATGCTAGACAGTTAAGTAGAAAAGTTAATAAGAAGATTCTCAAAGTCTTATAATAACACATTGAGTACACATTTAACACATTGTTAGATGTGTACTTTTTTATTATATTAAAGTTAAGAAGGAGGAAATATTTATGACAGTAGAAGATATTTTTGATAATTTGGTTTCTAACGAAAAATTAAATACAATTCCTTCAGCTTATATTGTTAAAATTGCTTTAGAGACCATTAAACTATTAGAGCAAAATAATTTAATAGATTTGGAGGATACACATGAATCCATATAATAATTATAATATGGGGATGAATAATTTCTATCCCAATCAATTTTCAACATTAACTCAACCTCAAATGTCCACGCAAAATCTTATTAGAGTCAATGGCATTGATGGAGCTAAAGCTTATCAGATGTCAGCTAATAGCACAGTCGCATTATTTGATACAAATGAAGATATAATGTATGTAAAGTCGACAGATGGCGCTGGCTTTCCTTCTATAAGGACATTCTCATTTACAGAAATAAAAGAAAATACAAAAGTATCACAAAATACTGATTATATAAGTAGGCAAGAATTTGAAGATTTTAAAAAGGAGTTGATGAACAATGGCAAGCAGTCTATTTCAAGGTCAAAATCAAACCTCACAGATAAATCCACAGATAATTAATCAAGCCAAATCAATGATGAATAATCTAAATCAAGTCAAAGGAATAATGAACATGCTTAGCGGAAAAGGATTAAATCCTGAGCAAGCAGTTAGAAATATTTGTCAGCAAAGAGGTATAAATGTAGATGAATTTATGTCTCAGTTGAAATAAGGATTTTGCAAAATCAATATAAATATTAAAAAAATGGAAGGAGAATACTACTATGACAGATGGAGTATCTTTAGCAGACATCGCCGCTGTTACTGACAACAACAAAGATGGTATGTTCGGTGGCGCAGGTGGTGGCGGAATGTGGATTTTCGCACTTTTAATCCTCTTACTTATTGGTGGAGGTGGTTTCTTTGGAGGAGCCAGAAATGTAAATGGAGAACCAGTTACAGAAGCAGGACTTTGTAATGCCATGAATTTCAACAATCTGGAAAATTCAGTTGGTAGATTGAATGATAATCTCCAGCATGACTATCAGGGATTACAGAATGGAATCTGTAATTTAGGTTATGAGACATTAAGAAACTTCAACACAGTTCAGCAACAGGTTGCTGATTGTTGCTGTACAACACAGAGAGCTATTGATGGTGTTAATTATAACGGAGCTATTAACACTGCGGCTATTAACGCTAATACAACAGCTCAGACACAGAAGGTTCTTGATGCTATTCAGCAGAATAAGATTGATAGCTTACAGGCTCAGGTCAACCAGCTTCAGCTTCAGTCCGCTATGTGTGGTGTAGTTAGATATCCTAATGCAACAACATACACAGCAGGTATGAACCCTTACTGGAATCAGTCATGTTGCAACAACGGTTGTAACATTTAAGTCATTTTTAGACAAGGTTTGATATTATAGAGGAATGCCTTGTCGGTGTTCCTCTTTTTTAATGAAAGGAGATAATAATATGAGTTGTAAATCAGGAATTTATGTAGTTAATACCACAACAGGAACATCTATTGGTATTGGAGGTACTTATGTACCATCTACAGTAATTAGACGATATGGTAAGTATTGTCAGCTTGGTGGAAATGGTGTATCAATCGGTAATTGTCAAGGTGGAGCTGGTTATTATGATGTAAATGCTTCTGTATCCGTAGCCGCAAGTGCCGCAGGAAATGTGACAGCCACATTATTTAAAGATGGAGCACCAGTTCAAGGAGCAACAGCCCTTGCAACAGCAACAGTGGCAGGTGACATTGTAACTCTTCCTATATCAGCTCTTGTAAGGTTAAATTGTGATTGTGACACAGCAAATCTCACCATCGTTATTGGCGGACAGGTAGTAACTGCTCAGAACCTTGCACTTGTGGTAGAGAAGGAGTGATTAAGCTATGAGAAAAATTAATAAATATATCGACCATATCAAAGATGAAGTTGATGGAGCAGAGGAATATGCAGAAAAGTATATTGAATTGAAAGTTAATAACCCTCAATGGGCTAAGCTTTACCATGATATGAGTAATCAAGAATTACTGCATGCTCAAAATTTCAAGGAAATGGGAGAATCTATATATGCAGAAATGAAGAATACTTATATGCCAGAAGAGGCAGAGGAAAGATGGGAACATTGTATGCGCAAGTATGCAGACAGAGTAGCCAAGATTAAAGTGATGTTATCAATGTAGGTGAGTATATGACATTTAATGAGAGTATTCCTATTGCTAAAGAGCTTGCGGAAAATGAGCTTGCTAAACATTTTGATGTTGATGCTTTTATAATTCTTGCACTTGTAGATAAGATGAATATTGATTTAGTTCCGGATAGCAATGTGGATGAAGCCATTACAGATATTCAAGACTTGTTCATTAACTACATGAAAAATAGAAGTATAAGCAATCTTGAAGCATTAATGTCTACTATTAGGAAGATGTTAAGTGAATTATATCACACTTGCTCAACAGAAGAAAAAGAAGTATTCACTAAGTATCTATCTAATTTAGAAGATATAGTACAGACAGCGAATGTATAAGAATAGAGAGGACAAAAATCCTCTCTATTTTTTTTATTTTAATCTACATAAAACTATTGACAAATATATTTTTATGTATTACAATATAAGTACATTAAAGGAAAGGAAAAAATAACATGATATATTCAACAACTCTACAAAACGATATAGAAAAGTGGTGGAAACATTTAGATAAGGTTATGACAGTTGCAGAAAGTTTAGATGATATAAAGATAGGCGATTGTACATTTAGACCTTGGGGAGATAAACATCATTACAATATGAAAACTAAATGTACATCAACTTATTTAAGAACTTTTCAAAGTACTGAACCGGTTGAGAATACAAAAGGAGAAACAGTATATCCCATATTAGATGTGTACATTGATATCTGTAAAGGAAGAAAATATACATCCTATAAAAAAGTTAGATGTCATTGTTCTTGCTAAAAAGGAGGAAATAATAATGATTAAAATAAAAATAGGAGAACCTGAAAAGCTCACCAACAATATTTTAGTAAAAAAGAGTGCTTTTGTAAGTTTTGATTATAATTCAGATATTGTTTCTTTCATTAAGCAAATGGGAACAAGAGTTTATAATCCAGATAATCATACTTGGGAAATGCCAGTTAATAATATTATTGGATTATGCAATAAATTTGAAAATCAAGAAATTCAGATATTCGGAATATATGAAGATTTGCATAAGCAAGAATTTAAAATTGATATTCCAAAAGATTTTAAATTTAAAACAAAACCATTTAGACATCAGATTGATGGTGTAAGATTTGGTTTGAATAAGAAAAAATTTCTCTTATGTGATGACCAGGGGCTTGGAAAAACAAAGCAGATTATAGATTTTGTTGGATGTCTTGAAAAAACAGATACAATCAATAAGGTACTTATTGTATGTGGTGTCAATTCACTCAAATATAATTGGCAGTCAGAAATTAGTATTCATTCAGATGAAAAAGGATGGGTACTTGGTACACGTTTTAGAAAGACAACTGGAAAAGCTTATGAAGGAAGTACAAAAGATAAGCTTGACGATTTAGACAATCTTCCAGATTGCAGATACATTATTACTAACATCGAAACATTAAGAGCAGGAGCTAAAAAGATAACCAAAAGCAAATATCATTTTCCGATTGCTGGAAAGTTACAACAGCTATGCAAAAATGGAACAATCTCAGTAATTGCTTTTGATGAGTGCCACAAGTCAAAAGAACCTACTTCTCTACAGAGTAGAGCAATGATAAATGTACAGGCTAAATATATGGTTGCTATGAGTGGAACACCACTTATGAACAATCCACTTGATTTATACTTTCCGATGAAATGGTTAGGATATGAGAATCATTCATTTTATCAGTTTAAGCAACATTACTGTACATTAGGTGGCTGGGGTGGTTCACAGGTTGTAGGTTATAAAAATCTTGAAGAAATAAGAGCCATGATGGATAACATTATGCTTAGAAGATTAAAGACAGAAGTCCTTGACTTACCTGAAAAGATTAGAAAGATTGAATATGTTGATATGACATCTAAGCAAAATCAAATCTATAAAGAAGTATATAATGGTGTTATGAGTGATTTGCAGAAAATCAAATTTTCAAATAATCCACTTTCAATGATGATTAGATTAAGACAAGCAACTGGATGGACTGGTATTATATCAGATAAAGTTCAAGAGTCAGCTAAAATGGATAGAATGGTTGAATTAGTGCAGGAAATTGTTGCAAGTGGACAGAAAGCTATTATTTTTAGCAACTGGGAAAGTATGACAGAAGTTGCAAGAGAGAAATTGAAATCTTATAATCCAGCTTATATCACAGGTGCAACTAAAGCAGATGAAAGAATGAAAGAAGTTGACAGATTCCAAACTGATGATAAATGTAGAGTTATAATAGGTACTATTGGGGCTATGGGAACAGGTCTTACTCTTACAGCGGCACAAAATGTTATCTTTTTAGATTCGCCTTGGAATATGGCTCTTAAAGCTCAAGCAGAAGATAGAGCTCATAGAATTGGTACAAAAGGAACAGTTAATATCATTACTCTTGTATGCAAGAACACCATAGATGAGAGAATTGAGGAACTTGTTGAAAAGAAAGGACAAATTGCAGATGCATTAGTAGATGGAAAAGCAAGCGTTGATGATATAAATTTCTTACTATCATAAATAAAAAATACATAAAACTATTGACATTAATGGTTTTATGTATTACAATATTAACAAAGCAACATATATATCATTTTTGGAGGATTAAAAATGAAAATTTACAAAGTATTTAAAAATTCACATAAAATATTAGCATATGTGAAAGTAAGTGAAAATGCTTGCAAAACAATATTTGATACATCATATGCCGCTCTACAATTAGTGAGGTATAATTATAATGATGATAGTATTAATGGAACACAGTTAGTTGATGTGGGTGAACCACTTGAACCTGGTGTGCCTATACTTACGATATGTGCAGGAAAAAGGAGGTGATAATATGTCAGAAAAATTTTCAACAGCAAGAGCCGCACAGATACTTGATGTATCTACAAAGACCATTATTAGATGGTATAAATGGTATAACTCAAAATACTATGAGAAACCCGTAGGTTTAGTTTTACCTAAACCCGAAATTGATAACAGAGGTACAATGCTATTTACTTTAGCTCAAGTACAAGAATTAAAACGATTTTCTCAGTTATTAAAAACTGAGTATCGTGGATGCATGGCAGAATTTAACGCTATGTATCAGTGGGGAAAACGTGGTACTCAAATTTTACAGCTAGGTAAGCAATACAAGAAAAAGAAGGAGACATTAAATGAGTAGAAGAGATGGATTTGACTTGTCAAAAATTATTGATGAATATAAAGAGTCAAAAGATAAAGAAAATGCACTAAAGAAAGTAAATAATGCTCTTAGTGAGAGTATTAAGGGTTATATGTATGCACATGATATGAGTTCAGCAGATTCAGAGAAATATACTGCTACATTGACGAGAAGCGATAAAGAATCACTAAATGAGGATTTAGCAATTGAAATCATAAAAGAAAATCTCAGTGGTGCATTGTTATCGTCTGTTATTAAGCAGAAAGAATATATTGACGAAGATGCTTTGGAAAAACTTGTATATAATGGTGATTTTGATATTAACAAACTAGCGAAAGCTAAGATAACAAAAACATCTTATACACTAAGAGTCACAAGAAGAAAGGAGTGATGATATATATGGATGGTTACAGAGAAAATTGCATAGAGTGGATAACAGGTGAGGATACTATTACACTATCAATTAGTCAAAAGAAATTCATAACTAAAATTGAATCATTATGTAAGAAACATCCTGATAAAGCTAAAATTATAACATATAACAATGATGGTAGTATTTTAGCTAAACTACCACTTAAAGCATTAAAGCTTTCTATAATTGAAAAAGAACTTACAGACGAACAAAGAGAAGAAATGGCAGAAAAAGCCAAAAAGAGATTTCATGGAGGTAATTAAGAATGAGTAAAATTTGTAAATATGCAGGAGACCCAACAGACGAGTATTGCAAGAATTGTGATGGAATAACAATGGAAGTTGATGATAAGAAAATACCTTGTACAGAGTGTGCAGGCTATGAAGCAGGGAAAGAGGAGACAGATACTAATGAAGAGATTATGAATCCACCAGTTGAAGAGACAGAAAATACTTCTGTTGAGGAGACAACAAACAACATAGAAAAATCAGTTGAAGAAGCAACTAAAACTGAAAAGAGTAACAACAATACAGCTAATAACAAAAATGTAAAATCTTCATCAAAAAATAAAGAAACTATCAACAAAAAAGAGGATAAAGCTGTTAAAGTTAAAGAAGAGAAGAAAGCTGTTGAGACAACTAATGACATCAAAGTGGTATCTATGAGATATACATCCGGTGCTACAGTTAAAAAAGGAGATAATTATTTCAAGTTTATCGCTGAGGAGGAGTGGGATGTATCACAGACAGAACAGAACATTGATGATATAAGAGAACAGTTGTGGGCTAAGCTTAACTGTGAAGTAGATAAGCAGATTGAGGAATTAAATTCAATCAATTAACTATTGTAATTTATTTATTTGTATGTTATAATAAATATACAGCGTGAGAGACACGCAACAGCTGATATTAGGTTGGCGGACTTAATATCTGTAACAACTTAATATCAGTTAGTAGATAAGTTATACATCTTGAACCGCCATTCAATTTGTATAACTTATTTTATTTTAGAAAGGAGGATTGCATATGTCAGTTATAAGAGTGGAAAAAACAAAAAACTATACTGTTATGAGCAATTATCATTTTAAAGAAAAGGATATGTCATTAAAAGCTAAAGGACTATTATCTTTAATGCTTTCACTTCCTGATAACTGGGATTACTCAATAGCTGGATTAGTTGCTATTTGCAAAGAAAATGAAACTGCTATTAAATCAGCTTTGAAAGAGTTACAACAATTCGGTTATGTTAAAATTGATAAAATAATGCCTGATAAGACAGAATCAGGTAGAATTGAATATGTTTACAATATATATGAGAAACCAAAACAAGAAGGTAAAAAGCAAGGTGTAGAAAATCTACCCATAGAAATTCAACGTGTAGAAAAACACGTACAATTAAATACTAATAAATTAAATACTAATAAATTAAATACTAAAGATAATATAAAGAAAAATTCTAAAAAGAAATCTAAGATTGATATTAAAATCGAATCTATAGAAAAGAAATGTTTAGAATATGATTTAGAAGATGAAGTTATAGAACTTTTAAGTAGATTTTTTAGAAATCTTTTAGAAAATCATAAAATGGTTACAGATGATAAAGTAAATGCAATTTTAACAAGATTGGCAAAAGTAAGTACAAAAACTCAGATAAATGCTATTCAGCTATCTCTTGATAATGGATATATGAATATAGACCCGGATTGGTTGAAGGTGAAGTCAAACTCATCAAACCGGTTACCTCAGGAGTTAATATTAAATGGCACCACAACAGATGAGGGTAGAGAAAATTATCGTAACTTGATAAAAAATAATGACCCGAGCATAAAGCATTTTTAGGAGGAAGAATATATGTCAAGAATTGGACTAGGATATAATATAACACAACCTGATAAAAAATGTCTTAATTGTAAATATTGGGAATCTGCAAGAAATTATGGATTTTTAAAAGGTTTGGTAGAAAATGGACATTGTAAACCTGGTTATTGTAAGAAAGATTTTAACCAAACACATAATAAAAACAAGAGGAGATGATTATATGTATACAATATCAAAATCAGATAAAAATATAGCTTACATGAAAGATTGTGTACTTCATAGCTTGCCACATGAACCTATTGGTATACATCAGAAAGATATATCCAATAACACTGGGTTCAATACAAGGGATGTAAGACATATTATTCAGCGACTCAGAGATGATGGATATGCAATATGTGGCACACCTAATGATGGATACTGGATAGCCCAGACTAGTTTTGAGCTAAATGATACAATATCTAAAATGAGGTCTCATATAGAACAAAGCACGGATACATTGGATGCACTCATGGAGACACAAAAAAGATTACAGATAAAAGAGGGGTTGAGATGAACATACAAGATTGTTGGTATCAGCGAAAATGCACTAATAAATGTAGTGAAAACTGCTTAAGGTATAAATTAATGTATGCACTATTTAAACAGTCTCAATTGCCCGAATCTTTATGGAAATACAAAGATTTGACAGCTTGTGATAATGGGGATGTCCAGTCATTTATGAAACTTAAAGACATCAGTGATAATATCTTAGATTTTATTAACAATGGAAATAATCTATATATTTATTCTTGTAACTGTGGTAATGGAAAGACAAGCTGGGCAATTAGATTGATGTACTCTTATTTTGATAACATATGGCATAAATCTTGTTTAGATTGCAAAGCATTATTCATAAGTGTACCTAAGTTCTTATATAATTGCAAACGTTCTATATCACAAGATGTAAAAGGCTTTGAGGAATTATGCAATCTTATTAGTGAAGTTGATTTGGTAATCTGGGATGATATAGGAGAACTTGCAGTATCGGGTTATGAACATCAAATACTTTTTCAGTACATTGATGATAGAATTAATGCAGGAAAAAGCAACATCTATACAAGCAATAAAGATAAAGAACAGCTCGAAAACGTGTTAGGTGATAGATTAGTTAGTAGAATATATAATTGCTCTACTGCTATCAAATTCATAGAGGAAGATAAAAGAGGTGTACATTAATGGTAGAACTGCAAATAATAAATAAAGTGCTAAAAGACAAAGATACGTCTCTTTTAGATTTAAACGATATAACAAGAGATTATTTCAATCAGTATCAAGAAGAATATGACTATATAATGGAACATAAACAGGAATATGGAAATGTTCCAGACTTAGAAACATTTATAGCAAAGTTCCAGGATTTTGATGTAGTAAACGTTTCTGAAAGCACAGAATATCTTGTAAATACATTTAGGGAAGAATATCTATACTCTCAGTCGGTTCCAGTGCTTACAAAGATGGCAGAACTATTACAGACAGATGCTTATGAGGCAGTAGATTATCTGAAAGCAAAAATACCTGAATTGAAGATTGCTGGGGCAGTAAAAGGAACTGATATTATCTCACAAGCAAAAGAAAGACTTGAAGAATGGAAAGAAACAAAAGACAATCAAGATACACACTTTATAGCAAGTGGTTTTGAGGAGATAGACAATGACTTGGGTGGATGGCATAAAGGTGAGGAACTTGTAGTTTTATTCGCAAGAACTGGTCAAGGTAAATCATGGGTGCTTATTAAAATGCTAGAACACGCATGGAAAGTATATCATGCAAAAGTAGGACTCTTAGAACCTGAGATGTCAGCAAATAAAACAGGATATAGATTTGATACGGTACATCAGCATATTTCTTCACAGGCTTTATACAGGGGTGAAGATGTGCAGGGGTATGATAAATATATTAAAAGATTAACTAATGAAGGAGTACCTTTCTATGTTGCACATCCAAGACATTTTCAAAAGAAAGTGACAGTATCGAAGTTAAAAAGTTGGTGTGAAAGTAACAAGTTAGATATACTTGCTATAGATGGTATATCTTATCTGCAGGATGAACGAGGAAAAAGAGGAGATAACAAGACCACACAATTAACGAACATATCCGAAGATTTAATGCAGTTAAGTATTGACTTAAAAATTCCGGTGTTAGTTGTTGTGCAGTCAAATAGAGAAGGAACAATAAATGAAGATTTACAGCTTGAAAATATAAGAGATTCAGATGGAATAGCTTATAACGCTTCAATCGTTCTTTCAATTCAACAAAAAGAAGAAGGCTTGCAGATACAAGATGTGAAAGCAAGAAATTCAAAAGTTGGAATTAAATGGGTGTATGCCTGGGATACAGATAGAGGTACTTTTGATTATATCCCTAACCCAGAAAAAGGAAAAGAAGATGATGAAAAGAGTGAAGATTTAAGGCGAAGATACCACGACAGAGAGGAGGATGAATATTGATAAAACTACAAGATACAATTATACAATCTGATACACAATCTGTCCTGGATATGCTTAAATTTGACCTAGCCCAGCATGGAGTAAATAGGTTTCATATCTTTAGAAATAATGGAGAAAACATCCAGACGAATTGTCCTTTTCACAAGAACGGACAAGAAAGAAAACCATCATTCGGTGTAAATGGAGAAATTGATAAATGCCATTGTTTTCAGGCAGATACAAAAGTCATTACTAGAAGCGGGATAAAATCAATATCTAGTTTGTGTGACAAGACTGTTGATATTATAAATGGAAATGGTGATTGGGAAACTGTAATATTTAGAAACTATGGAAAACAACGACTGATGAAACTTACACTAACTGCAAATGAAAAAGAGCAAATAATTTATACAACACCAGAACACGAGTGGATTGTGAAAAATCGTAAAAACAAAATACAAACAAAAGATTTAAAAAATTGGATGTATTTAGATAAAATTTTACCAAAAGTAAATGAAGAGCTAATTCCTTCTATAGATGGGATTGTACACGGATTTTGTTATGGTGATGGTTGTATGACTGGTCATCATAGGCAGTATCAATATAAATGTTTCTTTTATAATAAATCAGATTTAGGAATATCTAAATATTTTGAGCATTTAGGTAATATTAAAAAATCAATAGCGGGAAATGGAAAAGAATATGATTCTATATGTTTTAGTTCATATAGAGATTTAAAAAAAGTTCCAGATATGAACCTGGAGACAGATGAATACTTATTGGGGTTTTTAGCTGGTTATTTTGTAGCAGACGGAAATGAAAGTAATGGAGGTTTATCCTTATACTCTGCAAAAAAAGAAGATATTTTAAAGATACGAGATATTTTTGTTCACTTGGGCATAGCAACTTTTAATATTGGAACTTCTAATATTAAAGCAGGTAACAGAGGATGTTTAATTGTAAAAAATGATACTAATGCATATACTTTACGAATTGTTAAAAATAATGTTCCGAAATCATTTTTTATAACTGCTAAAGGAATTAAAAATAAATCATCTTATGACGGTAGATTAAGACATAGAGTAGTTTCTGTTGAATATACAGACAGATATGAAGATGTGTATTGCTGTCAAACATCCACACATTCATTTGCCTTGGATGGTTATATTTTAACAGGAAATTGCTTTGCTTGCGGTTGGAGTGGAACGATTGAAGAAATGGTATCCGAATTATATGGGTATAAAGATGAAGGTAAATTTGGCAAAAGATGGCTAATAAAAAGATTTAATACTGTTGAAATTGAAACAAGACAAAATATAATGGAGGGATTTAATGGGCGAAATATTAAGAATGACATTTTGGGTGGCAGGTGTTCTTCTAATATATGTGATAGAATATCTAATAATTCAGCTACTTTTATTAGTGATGAAGAATTAGACAAATATAGATATATCCATCCTTATATGTATGAAAGAGGATTAACAGATGAAATTATAGAAAGGTTTGATATAGGATATGACAGAGAGCGAAAAGAAATTACATTCCCAGTTAGAGACATTGAAGGAAGATGTGTATTTGTTGCTGGAAGAAGTGTCGAGCGAAAGTTCTTCCGACTTCCCAAAGGCATCGATAAGCCTATCTATTGCGCAGATAAATTTAGAGCTGGAGCGTATAGAACGGCTTATATCACTGAGTCATTCTTAAATTGTTTGACTTGCTGGAAGTATAATAAACCTGCTATGGCTATGATAGGCACCGGAAATCAAAAACAATATGAAATATTGAATAAGTTACCAGTTAGAGAATATATTCTTGCATTTGACCCGGACGAGGCGGGAAGAAAAGCAACTGAACGATTTAGAAAGAATGTACATGGAAAAATAATAAAAGAACTTGTATACCCTGACAATAGGGATATAAATGATTTGCAAGAAGAATTTTTAAATTGCAAAATTATTTTTTAAAAACTATTGACAAATACCTTTTTATGTATTACAATATAAACAAGTTAAGAGATAACAACAAAATAAATGAAAGGAGAAAAGTAAATGGTTGTATGGAAATTAAATAATCTATACAAAGCGGATGCTGAAAAAGTATCAAAAGAGATTGAAAGTATCTCAAATGCAACATCATCAAGCATACTTGAATTTGCAAGAAAAAACGAAAATAGCGAATTGCATAAATGTTTTGAATGGGATGATACAATAGCGGCGGAAAAGTATAGATTGCAACAAGCAAGAAATATTGTTTGTAATCTTGTATATCAAGAAGAAAAGAAAGAAGAACCAACAAAATTAAGAGTATTCTATAATCAATCTTCAACAAATACTTATCAACCGACTAGAGTGTTAGTAAGGAATGAAGATAGTTACAAGGAACTTTTAATGCAAGCAAAGGCAGAGTTGAGAGCATTTAAGAATAAATATAAAATGCTTACAGAATTGGAAGATATTTTCAATTTAATTGACTAATCATAATGAGTTATACATTCAAATATCTGCATTGCAGATAAGATAACAATATAAAACATCTCAGAACAAAAAAGAACAATACAATACAACACAATGCAGATATTTGAGTGTATAACTCATACAACAAAATAGGACAAAATAATAAAGCAAAGAAAACTATAGCACATTACATTGATACCTTTAACATCTACTTTATAAGGTAGATAATAACAGGATAGTACAGATAAATACAGTACAAAACAAAACATAACAGAACAAAACATTTATAAAGTAGATATTAAAGGTATCAATAAAATATGCTTAACAAAAAAAAACTAAACATTGATGATTTTAACATCTACTTTATAAAGTAGATAAAACACCACATTATAGCACAACACAGAACACTATATTATAAGACAAAACAGAACAAAATATTTATAAAGTAGATATTAAAATCATCAATGTTACATATTAAAGGAGGAAAAACAAAATGAAAGCAGAGACTATTGAAATTAAAAGAATTGAAACAAGACAGGTAACAGTTAAGATTGTAGGTGATGGAGATTTAATTTTAAACAAAATGAATGATGTTTCCACAAGACAGCTTATAGACCAGAGAAAAAATAAGGCAAAAGATATGGAAGTGCCTAACGAGTGGGAGCAGATTATTACAGCTATGCATTGGAGAGATGGAAAGCCAACAGATTTTAGTGAGCAGGGATTGCTTAATGCACTAAAGAATAATGCTCCATGTATCACAGCATTTGGACTTAAAAAGTCATTTGGAGATGCAGTTGTAAGAAATGAGATTGATAAGTACAAGACAAAGTTCGATAACTCTCTGAATATCATTGCAAAAGGAAATTTAATTCCTATTAAGTTTACAGAGCATTATGTGAATGAAAAGCTCATGTCACCTAGAACAGGAAAGCCTGTACTTGTAAAAATGAATAGATTTAGCGGATGGAGTGCAGAGTTTACAATTCAGTTTACAGAAAATGTATACTCATTAGAGCAGATTATCAACATTATCAATCTTGCAGGATTTGGACTTGGAATTGGTAGTGGAAGAACTAGCGGATATGGAAGATATCATGTTGAAGAAGTAAGATAAAAACATAGTGAAGCGATAACACATATAAACACTATATGAGATAGTAGTCAAGTGGTTAAGACCCTCGGGGGGATGCAGAATAATCGTAAACATTAAAAGCGATACCCCTGAGCGACATAGGTTCAAATCCTATCTATCTCAATTAGAGATGTAGTGTATATCAAGAGTTGAAACTGAATATAAGCTATATACACATAATTTACATCTCTTATAGCCCTATAGCCAAAAGGTAAGGCACAGGAATTTGACTCCTGCATTTGTTGGTTCGAATCCAACTAGGGCTGTTATATCCTGGCAGACGAAAAGAATAAAGCTCCTAGATATTGAAAAATGCGGTGATTGGGATATAGCAGGAATAAAGCTGGGAATACTGCTAAACTGAAGTATAGCATAAATGGCGAGTGCGTGTATCAGCTGACAAGATGTAGGTTCGATTCCTACTACTTCAGTTTATAAGATATTAAATCTTATAAAAAGTCAAATTGTTTATTCTTTTCGTAATGACTTAAACTTAAAGAAAAGGACGTTTAAGAGTGCAAGGTGTTTTTCGATATAAAACTCTATTTATATTGGAATGTAGATAATTGCGTTAAGGGCTACAGTGAGTAATCTGGGGTTGGTTATTCAAAAACTAAAACAACTAACACCAATAAGAAAGGAAAAAGAAGTATGGGAAGAATTAACTATGATGAAGTAGACAAGTATGGAAGCAGTTCAGATACTGAGTTTCTAAAGCTGGAAAATGACGGAGATTGTGCAACAGTACAGTTACTTGTACATGATATGGATGATGTTGATATATTCAACTGTCACGAGGTTGAAGTTGGAAAGTACGACAATGGAAACCCAAAAACCAGACCAGTATCATGTTTAAGAAACTATGATGACCCATTAGATGTATGTCCATTCTGTCAAGCAGGACTTAAAACAAAAGTCATTATGATGCTGTCAATGGTTGACCAGGAGGATGGAAAGATTAAGATTTGGAATCGTGGAAAGACATTTATTCCAAAGATTAAGAATTTTATAAATCGCTGGGGAGATATGACAGAGAGACCAGTAGACATTATAAGAAATGGTAAAAAAGGTGATAAGAAAACAACTTATGATATACAGTTATCACCTGAAGAGCCTATTGATGTATCACAGTATGAAAAGCCTGAGTTTTTAGGTGGATATATCATGGATAAGTCGGCTGATGAAATGCAGGAGTATCTTGATACAGGTTCATTTCCGGATACAGATAATAATGACAGCAATCAGGAAGATAATACACAAGTAAGACGTAGAAACACTGAACCACTTCCATCAAGAAGAGGAGCAAGTAGAGCAACAAGCAGAAGGGCAGGTATGTAAAATGAAAAAATTATTTATTAGTCAGCCAATGAGAGACAAGACAGATGATGAAATTAAGTCAGAAAGAAATAAAATTATACAGAAAGTGAAAGAAGAATACCCAGATGAAGAAATAGAGGTAATTGATTCTTTCTTCGAAACTGCACCACATAATGCAAAGCCATTGTGGTTTTTAGGTAAGTCCTTGGAATTACTTTCAACTGCTGATATTGTGTACTTTGCAAAGGGTTGGGAAGAATATAGAGGATGTAGTATTGGACATAAGTGTGCAATAGAATATGGAATTAATATTATTCACGATTAGGAGGATTATATGGCTTTATCATTTGCAAGACCAAAAAGCAGTGATAAGAATATAATCAAAAAAGCCAAAACAGTGACAACAAGAACAAGTATTAGGAGCGGTGGTAGTAATATTGCCGCTCAAATACAATCTATTGTTGCTATTGCTAATCAAAAATTGGCAGTACATAAGGATGATTATATTCTTATTAGAGAACCTGACCAACTATATGAATACATGAAAGAGATGAAGCAAGTTGGGGAGGGTGCGTTAGATACAGAGACAACAGGATTAAATCCGTTACTTGTAGATATAGTTGGTGGATGTATTTATACACCTGGACAGAAAGCGGCATATATTCCTATCAATCATAAATCATATATAACAGGTGTGAGAACTAAAGACCAATTAGATGAACAGACTGTATCAAAGATTATGAAAGAGTTTCATAATGATATTAGATGGATATTTCATAATGCGAAGTATGATATCCGGGTATGTAGAAAGACATTAGGAATTGATTTCAAACCTTATTGGGATACAATGTTGGCGGCATACTGTATAGATGAAGAAGAAAGTCATAGATTGAAAGATTTACATCTTAAATATTGTGATAGCAAAGATACAGAATCATTGACCTTTGATTCTTTATTTAATGGTGTAACTTTTGATAATATTCCAATATCAACAGCATATTTATATGCGGCAGGTGACCCTATAAAGACATATGAATTATATGAGTATCAAAAAACATTATTAAATAGACGAGTTCTTTCCGGTCCATATAACGTATTTTGGAATATTGAAATGCCTTTGATTTCAGTTGTAGCAGATATGGAAGATAGGGGTGTTTGTCTTGATTTTGATGTGTGTAAAAATCTACACGAAAAATATCATAAGATAAGAGAAGAAAGACAAAAGCAGGCTGATGAAGCAATAGCAATGTATAAGGATGAAATTGATAATTATAAAATGAAACATCTGGATAATAAGTTGTCAGACCCTATATCATTATCAAGTCCTACACAGCTTGCAATATTATTCTATGATATATTAGGATTGGAAAGTCCAGATAAAAAAGCACCTAGAGGAACAGGTGAAGATATTTTAAAACACTTTGCACAAGGCAAGGAAAAGAATATCTGTGAGGCTATCTTGGGAATGAGAAATGTTGACAAGTTGTTAGGAACTTATATTGATAAAATGCCGGAGATTGCATTGTCTGATGGAAGAGTACATGCAAGCTATAATCAGTATGGAGCTAAAACAGGAAGATTCAGTTCGCAAGACCCAAATCTTCAGAATATTCCTTCACATAATAAAGAGATTAGACAGATGTTTAAAGCTCAAGATGGATATGTACTTATAGGGTCAGATTTCAGCCAGCAAGAGCCAATGGTTACAGCTCATTTATCTAATGATAAAAAAATGCAAGAAGCATTTATAAATGGTAGGGATATTTATGCGACTATTGCCGCACTTGCTTTTCATAAGCCTTATGAAGAATGTAAGGAGTTTCGGGAAGATGGAACAGTAAATCCAGCAGGTAAAGAAAGGAGAAGTCAGGCAAAAAGTATCGTATTAGGTATCTTATATGGACGACAGATTCCTTCAATCGCAGAACAGCTTGGAGTATCTACAAAAGAAGCACAAGCCATATATGATAAAGTTATAGCTTCATTCCCTGCACTTGGAAAGTTTATTGAAGATTCACAAGAAATGGCAAGAACTGAAGGTTATGTTACTACCGCTTGGGGTAGAAGAAGACATTTACACGATATGCAATTAGAACGATATGAATTTTCATATAGTGGAAAAGTCACTAATTTTGACCCATTGGCATTTGGAAGTGAAGTATCAACAGAAGTTCCTAAGAAAATAAAAGATAACTATACTAAACAGCTTGATAAAGCATTTGGATGGAAAAAGAAAAATGATATAATTCAAAAAGCTTTATCAGAAGGAATTAAAATCAAAGATAATGGTGGATTTATAGCACAGGCAGAAAGACAATGTGTAAACGCTAGAGTTCAGGGTTCAGCGGCAGATATAACAAAGCTGGCTATGATTGCAATAAACAATGATGAAAGAATGAAAGAGCTTGATTTCCATTTGCTTATACAGGTACATGATGAGGTCATAGGAGAATGTCCTATTGAAAATGCAAAGGAAGCAGGTGAAAGACTTTCATACCTTATGCGAACAGCACCAAGTAATTTGATTAAACTTCCTTTTAAATGTGATGTTGATTTCACGAAGAACTGGTATGGCGAAGAAGTAGCAATAAATTAAAAATTGAACTTTTCTATTGACAAATATCTTTTTATGTATTACAATACAATCATAAGTTAAGAAACAAAGCAAATAAGGAGGTACACAACATGAAAAGATATAAAAATAGAAAGAGCGGCATAATAGTAAATGTTATAGGTCATAATGATGCAGAAAATAAAATTACTGTTGAATTTGTGGATGGAAAGAATGCTGGCAAGCAGGTAAATTATAAATTAGCTTCATTTACGAAAAGTTGGAAATTTTTAGATGAAGTCCAGCCAACAAAAGAAGTAAATGAACCTACAAAAGATAAAGTTAAAAAATCTAGCACTGAGAAAGTTGATGTCATTGAGAAGATTGATATTATGTCTAGTGCAATTAAATCAAAGGGTTACAATATAAAAATATATTCAGGAAGAATTCAAAACTTGAATATTAAAATGGAAAATAAGCATATTGCAGAGGTATGTTTGAAACACAAAAAGATAGTTGTTTACACAAAAGAAAAACTTATAGATGAAAGTGAAAAAATAAACAATGGAAAATTTAAGACATTGTTTTGTTACTCTGAAAATTTTGCAAATGAAATAATGGAAATTATAGAAAGGAGAATGTAAAGTGGCACTTATAAAAGTGAATAAAAAAGATTATATGGAGGGAGACACTAAATATTCGAGAGCTATATCAATACCTCAATATGAGGTAAAGGGAGAAAGCCCATTTATAGAAGAATTATATTCAAATGAAAAAGTAATTAAATTATTAGACCATATCAAAAAGTCCGGTGTATCAGAGAATGAAAAGAAGTTTTTGACAATAGCAGCATATAGACATTATGTATTTAACTACGATAAAATAGCCGAGTATTATGCTAGTGCTAGTAAAGAAATGCAGGAACTTATGGAGGAATCTGCACTTGTAATTATTGATATTGATGATGCTATAAAAAATGGATATGTTAAATATAGTAAGCGTATTCAGCAGATTATTGAAGATTCTAAAAAAGCAAAGGAGGAGTCTAATGAGGAGTGATTTTGCTTGTTTTATCCTTTGTCATGGGAGACCAAATAATACACCCACATTTAGCACTTTACGGAAGTATGGCTATACTGGTGCTATATATATAATCTGTGATGATGAGGATAAAACATTGCAGGAATATAGGAATATCTATGGTTATGATATTGTAAAGGTCTTTAATAAATTAGATATTTTACAAAAATTTGATACTATGGATTCTAGTGACAATCGTGGATGCGCAGTGTATGCTAGAAATGCGTGTTTTGATATTGCTAAGGAGTTAGGAATAAGATATTTTTGTGAGTTGGATGATGACTATATAGACTTTCAATTACGATACCCAAATGAGAATAAGTTAAAATTGGTTTATCCACACAGCTTAGATGATGTATTTGATGCCTATTTAGATTTTTACATAGAATCAGGTATCACAGCATTAGCTATGGCACAGGGTGGAGACTTTATAGGCGGATTAAATGGCAATGGCTACAAAAAGAGGGTTCATAGAAAATGCATGAATAGTTGGTTTTGTGATGTTCAGAAACGGTTTTACTTTAATGGAAGAATGAATGATGATGTAAACACATATACATTGTTGGGAAGTAGGGGAGATGTGTTCTTAACCTTGGTTGACTGCATGATAACTCAGCCAGATACACAGACAGTTAAGGGTGGAATGACTGATATGTACTCAGGTGAAGGTACATATGTAAAATCGTTTTATACTGTAATGTGTTGCCCATCTTTTGCAAAAGTAAATATCATGGGAGATGGTCATTATAGGATTCATCATAACATAAATCAAAATAATGCCTATCCTAAGATAATTTCTAGTAAGTATAGAAAGGAGAAAGACATTGAATTATGATGAATTTCTAAAAACAAAAATAGAACAATTCAAGCCCTGCGGTTTTGATTGTGAACCCTCAAACAAAAATCTATTTGATTTTCAAAGGGCTATTGTAAAGATAGCACTTAAAAGAGGAAAATCTGCATTGTTTCTTGATACAGGACTTGGAAAAACTATATGTCAGTTATCTTGGGCGGATGAAGTGTATAAGCATACTGAAAAAAATGTACTTATACTTGCACCACTCGCCGTATCTGTACAGACAAAAAGAGAGGGAGAAAAGTTTGGTATTGATGTAAACATATGTAGAACTCAGGAAGATGTAAAAGACGGAATAAACATTACAAATTATGAAATGTTAGAACATTTTAATGCTGATGAATTTATAGGAATTGTACTTGATGAAAGCTCAATACTTAAATCATTTTCTGGCAAGACTACAAAATCATTGATTGAAAAGTTCAGGGCAACAGAATATAAACTTGCTTGTTCTGCCACACCCGCACCAAATGATTATGAAGAATTAGGTAATCATTCAGAGTTTTTAGGAGTAATGACAAGAACAGAAATGCTTGCTACTTATTTTGTACATGATGGAGGAAACACAAGCAAATGGAGGTTGAAAGGTCACGCAGAAGAACAATTCTGGCATTGGGTATCAAGCTGGGCAAGCGTAATGAAAACTCCCGAAGATATAGGGTATGATGGCGATAAATATAAATTGCCTGCCTTGAATGTGCAAGTTGTAAAAGTAGCTGGAGAAATAAAGAGGGGAAAGTTAATTCCTAGCGTTGTAACAGATTTACAAGATAGACGAGAAGCAAGAAAAGAAAGTCTTGATAAAAGAGTATCAAAGTGTGCAGAACTTATAAAATCTAACAATATGAAAAATTGCTTGATTTGGTGTGATTTTAATGATGAAGGAAATGCACTTGAAAAAGCAATTCCAAACGCTGTACAGGTTGCGGGTTCAGATACAAACGAACACAAAGAAAAATCATTATTAGGATTCTCAACAGGTGATATAAAGTTTCTTGTAAGCAAGCCAAAGATTGCCGGATTTGGTATGAACTGGCAGAACTGTAACAATATTATATTCTGTGGTATATCAGATAGTTATGAAAAATACTATCAAGCTATAAGAAGATGTTACAGATTCGGGCAGACAAAAGAAGTAAATGTGTATATTGTTATAAGTACAAGAGAATTACCAGTTTATAATAATATACTTGAAAAGGGCAGACTTGCTGATGAAATGAATAAAAAAATGGTAGAAATTGCATCCAAGTATCTTGAAGATGAAATAAAGAACACGACAAGAATGACGGATGAATATGATGCAGAAATAAAAATGAAACTACCAGAATGGGAGGAAATGAAATGAAAGGACAAAGTGCAGTAAATGTTGAAAATCAGTTAATCACAGATAAATATGCTTTATATAATGGTGATAGCTGTGAGATTATGAAAGGAATACCTGATAATAGTATTCACTTTTCTATATTCTCTCCGCCTTTTGCAAGTCTTTATACCTATTCAAATAGCGACAGAGACTTGGGAAACTGTAGAACAACAACAGAATTTTATGAACATTTCAAGTTTATAGTTTCTGAATTGTACAGAATTACAATGCCTGGAAGATTAGTAAGTTTCCATTGTATGAATTTGCCTACAAGCAAAGAAAGAGATGGATTTATAGGAATTGAAGATTTCAGAGGATTATTGATTAAGCTATTTCAGGATAGTGGGTTTATCTATCATTCAGAAGTGTGTATTTGGAAAGACCCAGTAATCGCAATGCAGAGAACAAAGGCACTTGGATTATTACACAAGCAGTTGAAAAAAGATAGTTGTATGAGTAGACAGGGAATACCCGATTATCTTGTAACAATGAGAAAGCCTGGAGATAACCCGGAAAGATGTGAACATACAAATGAATCATTCCCAGTTAGCAAATGGCAGAATTATGCAAGCCCAATATGGATGGATATAAATCCTAGCGATACTTTACAGGCAAGAAGTGCTAGAGAAGAAAAGGACGAAAAGCATATATGCCCTTTACAGTTGCCAGTTATAGAAAGAGCTATAGAGCTATGGACTAATCCAAATGACATTGTATTTACTCCATTTCTTGGAATTGGTTCAGAGTGTTATAAGGCAATAGAAATGGGCAGGCGAGCAATGGGAATTGAACTCAAACAGAGTTATTATGAGCAGGCTTGCAAAAATGTAGCAAGTGTGCCATTTAATAGCTTATATAAGAAAGGTCTATTTTAAGGAGGATTAAAAAATGAAAGTAGTAACAAGTAGAATGAAAGAAGCAGTAAACAAAGCAATTAAAGGAGCAGGATTTAACAATCTTATTCCTATTACCTCAATGATAGGTATTAAGTTATCAGATGGAAAGTTAAGATTGCTCACAACAGATATGACTAATACATTATGTATTATCATTGATAAGGTTGCCGGTGATGATATGGATATCACAGTAGATGCCGATAAGTTTGGAAAGTTGATTGCAAAGACAACCTCAGAGGATATTGACTTATCTGTAAAAGATGATGTACTTTTTGTAAAAGCAAATGGAACATATAAGATTCCATTGATTTCAGATGAGGACGGACTTATCTCGTTCCCGGATATTAAGTCATTAGATGATAAGAATGTGCAGTGTTCCACCAAACTATCGAGTGTTATGCAGGCTTATAATATCAATAAATCAGCACTTGCAAAAACATTAGAAAATCCTGCCTTGACTGGTTACTATTGCGGGGACACGGTTATTAGTACGGATGCCAATGTAATCACATTCAATGGATTTAAGATGTTTGATAACGAAGAACCTATTCTTATTTCCGCTCAGCAGATGCAGTTGTTGACACTGAACACAAAGGAAGATATTGAAGTTTATATTGGAAAAACAGGTATTCAATTCGTGACAGAAGATGTGATTATTGATGGTGCATTGATGGAAGGAATTGAAGATTTTCCGGCGAATGAAGTAAATGCGTATTTAGACGAAGCATTTACATCTTCTTGCAAAGTACCAAAGGATTTACTTTTATCTGTGCTTGATAGACTTGCATTATTTATTGAACCGTATGACAAGAACGGAGCATATTTCACATTCGGAAGAAAGGGTATCAATATTCACAGTAAAAAGGACGCTTCAACAGAGACTATCAACTACGTAGAAAGCAAGGACTTTGAACCGTTCGTGTGTTGTGTGGATATTCCAATGATTAAAGAACAATTGCAAGCTAATCCGGACGATACAGTGAAGATTTGCTATGGAAATGAAAATGCATTGAAAATTGAAAGTGGAAAAGTAACACAGGTCATAGCTTTGTTGGAAGATGAAGATTTAGAGAACATGACAGAATGATTAGGGGGTATGCACCTTATAGAAATATAGGGT